CAATACGCTCGAACTTTAGGTACTGACCATCCTTCAACTTCTCCAGTCCCTTGTATCGTCTCAGAACCTTGTCAAGCACCTCCTCATCAAAGCCACCCTTCGGGAAATGCAGGACGGCAACCTGCGTCTTCTTCTTCAAGGCACAATGCTTGAGACCTCTGAGCACGTTGTTCTCCGTTGCAGTCTCTCGACCAGCTACCTCGAACTCCAGACCATCCCACGTACCTTCTGTGAAACGCTCGCCAATGACATCACCATATTCCTTTTCCAGGATAACGGCATGACCGGATCTGAAGCCTGCCTTCTGCACGGCTTTCTCATAGACACCGCCTCGCTTGTCGAAGTTGTGCTCTATATGGGTGGCCATCAGACCAAGCGACTTGCTGTCGAAGCGCACGTCCTCATATTCTGCATCTTCAAGAAGGGTCTCATACAAATCCTCTCTCTCATGGAGCAGAGCACGCTTGCCCTTGAATATGGGTATGCTCGTATCAACCAAGTCGTGAATGTCCTTCGAGCGAATATCCTCAATCTTGTCTGAGTTGTCCGTTATCCAATAAGGCAGCGTACCTCTTTCCTCCGCTTCTTCAAGACGCTCCTCATTGTTCTTTATCCACACCTTCATTTCATCTGGAACCTCCTCGATGGGCTTCACTTCCTCGTTACCCCAGAACTGGTCTTCGCTCATAAGGATTGGAATGACATAGCACATGCAGTTCGGATGCCAGCCCTTGAACACAAAGTCCTTCGGGTACTTGCCAGCAAGATCATCGCAGATGTCCGGCACATGATGTCCGTTCTGAGTGAGCTTCACCTCATAGCCCAGCACGAAGTCAAACTGCTTCCATCGCTCCTGCTCGGCAATCCTGTAGGCCATGTTTATCTCGGAACGTGCAAGACGGATGGAACGATACTCGCAGTCTTGACAGGCGACAGCCTTGCCATACTTCTCCTTGTAGTCTTTCTTGAGGGACGGAAAGTCTGTAAGGTACTTGCTCAGTCTCTTCGACAGCTTCACGGCACTGGTGCCCTTCTCGATAGCCGAAGACAGGCAGTACTCCATTTCCTCCTTGTAGTTGCCCGACTGGTTCCACAACCGCTGTGACAGGTTGAGACCATCTTCCTTGCGCTGCTGGAAGGCTTTAAGCACATCGCTGTTCGTCTGATAGTATCTGCGGTATTTCTTGCCTCTCGACTTGATGCCATAGAACTTCAGAGCCTTGTCAGCAAGCAAATCCTGCACGAGGTTACTCTGCTTCCATTCCTCCGTAGTGCCAGCGTAGATAACAGAGCGCATTTCACTCACGAACTGCGCACGTATCTCGTCGAACTTCCTCTTGGTAGCTGGATAGTCTGAGAAGCGGAAGGGCTTGGAACCGTCATAGCCGGACCTTAGAACCAACCTCGCCACTTCGAGATTGAGGGTATCATAAACGGATTGCACTCTATCCGCATATCTCGCAAGACGAATAGAGTGCGCTTTCCATTTGGCTTTCTGATTGATACCCTTTGGCTTTGCCATTATACCCTCGGCTTAAAATGTTCCTTACATGCTGCCTGGCTTAACAGGACACACCTTGATTCCGTCCAATACGGACATTCACCAAGTGTGGGCTTGCCCTGTATGCTTAGGGTGTTGAATCTCGTCACGATGGTCACGTTGGCACATTCACGGCAGAAGTGCAACACCTCCGGCTGTTTCTTTGTACGGCTTGCCATTACGCTTCTCGCTTTGGAACGTAAACCTTCAGTTCTCCACTCACACGGAAGCCGCCATCCTCTTCCTTGATGTCGTACTCGATGAGCCTCTTGGCATCCACACAGCCGATGATGTGGGCACGGATCTTCTTTCGCACTTCGTTGATGAGACAACGCTTACCCTCTCTCAGCGACATTCTCGCGCCCTCCTTGAAGCGGTAGTCCTTGATGTCCTTTTTGGTGATAACATAGGTCAGACCGACCTTCTGCGCATCGTAGTCCTCTATGACCTGCGCATTCTCGATGTGTGTCTCTGGGTCAAGACGCTTGGCGACCAACAGAAACCATTTTGCTAATCTCTTCTTCATAATATGTGGGATTGAATGTTATTCTGCTGAACCGCCTCCAAGAACATCTTGCATACGGCTTTCCATGCTTGCGTTCTGCTCTCTCTCGTACTCCTCGAATGTGGCATCTGGGTCGTCTGAAAGACCTGCCTTGCGGATGGACTCCAAGTGGCTGACAAGAGGCTTGTCGCCATTAGCCTTCATCCACTTCTCGATCTCGTACTTCTCGTCGTTCTGGACGAACGGAGTGATTACATGCTCGACATCTACGTTGTCAATCTCCTTTTCCCACTTGACGTTCATCTTCTTCAAGAAGGCCTTGATAACGTTGCACTCGCGCTCCAGGAACTCAATCCATGCGCCAGCCTCATCACCAATCTTCAAGTGAGCATCAGTAAAGAGGGTCTGCCTTGCATCATAGCCGATACTGCCAAGACCCTTCAAGTTGTCGAAGGAAACGTCAGGCATCTGTGCCTGCATGAAGAACAGCTTAACCAGCATGTCAACGTGGTACTTCAAAGCCTCCACGGACTGCTGCCAAGAAACGTATGCCACATCACCGCCATTCTCCAAGCGCCATGCACGACGGCTGTCACCCTTGTTCTCGTCACCGATAATCTTACCTGTAATCTTCAGCACAGGAGCCGAGTTGTAGGCTATCACGTCGCTGTGACGGGACAGCGAGTATTCCATTTCCTCACGCAGGTAAGTGAGACCATGATAGACGGGAGCCACACGATGCAGGTACACTCCAGGTATCTTCATTATCTCGATGCTCTCACCGCTCTGAATCATGCCCTCATCAGTCACGACAGCGGTAACCTCAGTCCATCCGTCTGGACCGGAACCGTCCTGCTTCCAGAGGTAGTGCTTGTCAGCCGTGTAGGTCTCGAAGTAGGTCACGGTCTTCTCACCGTCCTTCTTGACGTACTCAAACGACATGGCAAGCATATCGTCCATTTCGTCAATGAGAGGGTACAGCTTCGTGCCATCCATAGGCGAGTAGGTCTTACACTTCAGCTTGTACTTGGATGGGAAGCCATAGAGCGTGTTTTCACGTTCCACGGTGTACCAGATAGTGAAAATCTCACAGGCAGCGTAGTAGGCAAGGCCTCGCTTGAGGTTCACGGCATCTATGCGAGCATGCTTGTAGATAGCCTCGATAGCCTTGGCAATATCCTCCCTCGTCTGGTTGTCTTCGAGGTTGGAATACACACGCTTCACAGGGATGGAGAACGTGTACTCGTTGTAGCGATGCGACAACAGCTTCTCCATACCGATGTAGATGCGAGACGCTTTCTCCACCACTCCGTCAGAACGTTGTCTGTCCTTACGGCCAATCATGTCATGCACGATCTTGTGCTTGGTGGGCTCGTAGTCGTTAATCAAGACACCCCAATCGGGCACCTCGACCGACTTCTTCTTCAACTCGTTAATGATGGTTCCCGGATTACCGAGACCAAAGATTTCTTTGATAGGTGGCATGCGCGTAAATGTTATAACGCGGCAAAGATACAAAAAATGCTTGAAAATCACGCACTTTTTTCTGAAAAATATGCGCAACATCAAGCACTTTTTATACTTTTTGGCTAAAACCGCCTCATTTTGCCTTCATTTCTGCGTATGCCTGTGTGAATTGAACAGACTTGCTGAGCATTTCGATAATCTCCTTCTTCTTCCTTACGACGTACTGAAGACCTCTGAACGTGCAAGGGATGAAACCGAACCCTTTCCGTTGGTGCGTCTCGATGTACCACTTGGAGCCATAGTAGTGAGTGATGCCGTTGTGGTCTTCTGAGATAGCCCTTCTGACGGCTATCATCCTGTACTCGCCGCTGTCTGAATAGATGGTTATGCGACTGCCTGTGTTCTCATAAACCTTGCTCATAGTTCTCAAAAATTGGATGGTGCCTATCTTCGCAGACCAGCACCATCGCTTCATCTATTGAAGAGCAATCAATGCTGTCTGCCTTGATACTCTAAATGTCATACTTCTCTCTCAGATAATCTCCCAGGCTGTATGGGTTAAGGAACATATTCTTGAACGCTTCAAACGTCTCTTTGCAGCCGTTGTAGGCACGGATGCACTCAGACACCTTCTCGTAGCACAGCTCCGAGTTGAAGTCGTCTATACTCATATCTCCGTAGGTGGCATCGCTGCACAGGGTCTCAAGAACCTCATAGAGGTCTCTCTTCTTCAGTTCTGCAGAGTTGCACCAATAGTCCGTGGTGTACTCACGCTTGCCAGTGCTGTACGGAACAGACACCGTAACCTTGTAGTGATGCTTTGCGTAACCTTTGCTCCATTCTGGAGTGTCGATGCCGATGTGCCGGCTGCTGATCGTGATGGTCTTGCCTTCAAATTCAATACTTGTCTTCATTGCTCTTTGTCTTTAGATGTTGTACTTGTTTCTTACTATCTCTCTTGCCTTGCTGATGCAAGTGCTGGTATCTACTCCGATGCTCTCGTAGAACGACGAATGACCTGTAAGGCTCTCATGGGCTATCTCCAGCGTCCTCTTCTCTTCCTTCGTGAAGCCGAGTCTGAAATGCACGATGATACTCAGCGCATCCTCAAACCTGCCTTGCCGTAAAAGGGACAGAGCCTTGTCAGTCTTCTTCATGGCCTGCAGGTGAAAACGTTGTTGACAAACTCCTGCTGAGCGAAACGTGGGTATAAGCCCGTCTCATTCTCAATCTTACGGATAACCTCACAGACTGGCAGGTTTTTCTTCCAACCTTCCTTGATGATGTTGACGATGATTTCCTTCATTGCTCTTCAATTTTAGATGAATAAATTTTGTTTCTTATAACATTGCAAAGATAGCCATTTTTTTTCAAATGACCAAACAAAAATCAGCTAAAATGCAGGCTAAAACGCTGTACGACAAAAGTTTAACTTTTACTAACCTACGCAACAAAAAAGCCAGTCTGAGGCCTCACGGCTTAGGCTGGCAAGAGCAATGAAAACTGCCATTGAAAGCAGTCTCATTATAAGAAACATTGCAAAGGTACGACAATTTTTCGAGAAACCTACAACATATCCCCGAAAATTTCGTTTTCTTGCACAACTTCGTAGTCTCGTGGGTAAAACGTGTTGGCCAGTGCATCGAGGTAGTCCGGGCTTCGACCGAGCCTCTTCTTGATGTCTTCCTTGGGTTCTATGATGATGTCGCCATCGCTCTGGAACTTCCAATGGACGTCCGTGCACTCCTGCATGAGCAAGTCGTTGGGAGGCAACGCTGGATAGAAGCCGTTCTTCGGATCAAGCCAGTCCCTCACCGCCCAATACAGGTAGGCTCGCATATTCGCAAATGTGCGTACCTCCGTGATGTCAGAGAGGTTTCTCGCGCCCTCCGAGAACTTGCAGGAATAGGCATAGTCATAGCCAAGCTCCTTCAGACGGGAATAGACACCAGCACCTTCACCGATGGTATCGACGAAGGCCTTGACACCCTTCTTCTTGAGGTACGGAACCACCATGCCACAGACGTGCATGTGGTCGGCCACACCAGCCGAGTTGTGCACCTCGAACTCTCCTACGAAGTTACCATACCTCGGACATAGCACAGAAGAGTCACGTCCCATACCAGCGACATCGACACCGACACGGCAGGTCTTCTTCGGCTCGAAACCTTCTTCCTGTAGTTCCTTCCAACGCTCGTTTGCAAGCTCCACCCATTCGTAAGGGATGAGCACGTCTTCCGACACCTTCGGGAACATACCGAGCACCTTGACACGGAAGAGGTCATTTGGTCTGTAGTACTGACCCTCCCACTCGAAGTCACCCTCACCCTCGTTGTAGTCTTCCCTGCGGATGGGGATGCTCCAGCTCTTGACCTTATCCTGCACCCACTCATAGTCAACCTGGCCCGGAATGATGTCTTTCTTCTTGACCACATTCTCGGCATGAAGGGAGTTGAGACGGAACTTCTTGAAACGCTCCGACTTCATCGCCTTTGCCGCATATCCAGTAGTGATGTTCGGGTTGAACACAATCAGCAGACGTGAGTTACCCTGCAGGTTACCCTCGATGGCATTATAGATGGTTTCTGAGATACCCGATGCCTCTGTCACCACGAACATGGTGTTGACGGCATGGAAACCTGACCAAGCCTCCGTGTTGTCTGCACTCGACTTGAAACCTGTCAAGAACCATTCCTCGTACTCCGTTCTGATGTCGTGTCCGACAAGTCGCCCAGGGAGCACGGCAGCGGCCTTGAAGAGACGTCTAACCTCCGGCACCATGATATTACCCACCTGTCTGTCCGTAGGGGCTGTCATGGCAATCTTCGTGTTCTTTATCAGCTTGCCGTCCTTCCAGCGTGGGGTGAGGTACATGAAGCACAGACACGCAACAGCAGCGATGTAGTCCTTGCCTCGGGCTGTACCCGAAGCAACGGCCACCATACGCTCTTTCTGAACAGCACGCAGGATTGCCTTCTGTTCTTCATCGAGGCGAGCGTGGAGCACTTGTTTGGCAAATAAACACCAGTCCTTGCGCCACGCTCGCATCTTATTCTGTCGCTTGTTACCAGAACTCATTCGTCGTCGTCGTCTTCAGTTTCCTGCATCAGTTTCTCAAATGCGTTAATGTTGACATCGCTCTCAGTCTTCTCTACATATCCTCTCTTCTTGCCCTTGGTCTTTAGGAAGAAAATCAAGGACTGCACATCATCGTTCTGAATATGCTCGACCAACTTGCTCTCTGCGTAGTCGAGGATGGACTCGTCAGCCTCCTCCAGAGCCTCAGCGAGCTTCTTCTTCTTGGCCCTCCACTCATAGAAGGTCTTGCGTGATATGCCGAGAGCCTTACAAGTAGAAGTGATGTTACACCCCTTCTTCTCGTAAATGGTCACAATCTGCTCTATGGTGAAGTTCTTTGCCATTATATCAAACGTCTGCGTGCTGTGTTCAAGACCTCGTACAAGTAGTCACGGTAAGGGATGCCTGTGAACTTGATGGCACGATACATCGCTCCTGTGTCCTTCAAGCCCGGGTACAGGTTCACCTCGATAAGGTAAGGCTGTCCTGCCTCAGTCACACGGAAATCCAGACGGGCATAGTTGGTGGCACCGATACTGAGGAAAGCACCGATGGCCATGTTCTTCAACATTTCGCTGAGCTTCGGGTTCAGCTCATCCATGTCGTAGAAGTCGCGCAGATCTTCCGTCTTCACCTGTTCCGACTGGAACGGGACACCCTCGAGCAGGGAGTCAATACGGACTGCTTTCACGATGAAGCTGTCACCACGATTGATGATGCCCACCGTCACGTCATAGCCCTCAATGAAGTCCTCGATGATGGCTGGCTTGCCAAACTTCTCGTTGATGTACTTCACTCGCTCCACGACCTCTGCCTTTGAATGACAGAGAGAGTGCTCGTCAATGCCGATGCTGTCTTCGAGGATGAGAGGCTTCACGAAGTAACGCTTGCCATCCTCCACCTCGTCAAGACTTACATACAAGCCAGGCATGGGAATCTTACCTGCAACCGCCTTGCGGAGGTCAACCTTATTCGAGTCGAAGTTCACGGCAGCAGGAACCTCTCCAGTGTGTCTGAGGCCACGAATGGCAATCTGGTGAATGGTCTCTGCATCCTTGGTCTCAACGAGCACGATGTCGTTCTGACTGATCTTGTCGAGAAGCTGGAAATCCTCCTCGTTCTCAACGAACATAATCTGCACCTCGATAGGTGCCAACGTTGCCTTGATGAGGTCAAACTTGACCTGTGGAATAAGAGAATTGACCTCTCTCGTGTTAGTTACTACTACAACTTTCATATTCTATCTGTTTTTTTGCAAGCTCAAGTATCTTCGCAAAAGCGATGTTGCTTGACTTGATGTTAAACTTCTGACCTACCTCCTTCATCAGCGCAAGGTACGCATCCTCCGTCTTCTCCTGGTCTGCAAGGATAACATACTCGCTGCTATCCAATGCCTCCCTGACACACCCTGTCAGTTCCTCCAAGAGACGAATGTCCTGCTTGTACAGAACCACCGACACATTGTACGTCTCACGCATGGGAATGATGTTCACCGACTCGATGTCAATGGTGCCTATCTCATTCATGTCTATGTGAGCGAACTTCTTGAACTGAACCGTCTTGATACTCTCAAACAGGCGCTTCAAGATACCCTTGTTGTCCTCTCCATGCAGGGAATTGTGGGATAGCTGTATAGCCACAATCTCATCCGGCTCGAAGTCACGCTCCTCTGCGTACATGATGTAGATTTCCGTATAGCCCTCCTTCTCTGCAGCCTTGATTCTGTGATGGCCGCTGATGGTGACAAACATTCCGTCCGACTCCCTGCGGTAACAGGTCGGCACACTACTAAGGCCACTGATGCCTATGTTCTCACAGAGCTGCTGAAAGTCCTCTTCGGACATTTCGTTAGCGTTCAGCTCTGCCGGCACAATCTTTTCGAGACTGACCTTCTCGACTTTCCATTTATCTTGCTTCATCGTTGAATGATTTTTTGATATTCTCTGATAATATCCTCTCCATTTCCGGACGAACCGAAATCTGCCTCATAGACCAAGCCCTTATCCATGCCCTCTATCTTCACCTTCTTGAACGGGCCACGATACTTCATGGAAACAGGTCTGGTGGTATAGACCTTCGTGTACATCTTCTCAGCCGTGCGCTGGAGCTTCCTCGACAGGAACTTCTTCACTGGAGCCGACTTGATGCACAGGAGGATGAGCTTCGCCAACCGCTTCACCTGGTTATTCGTCGTGAAGTCTGACAGCAGCCATACATCATAACCCTCAGCCTTGGGCAGGTCGAAGGCAAAGGCACCAAGCACATAGTTGTCGTAGTACACGATGAACTGAAAGCGTCCGCTCATGAAGCTGGCCACCTTCTTCACGAAAGCGTGCTGCAGGATGGTGAACTGCTTGCCCTGTGCAGGGACAATCATCAGCTTCTTCGGGTCGTCTATCTCCAAATCGTCTGGAGGTATCTTGAAGCCGAACTGATAGACAGGCTCAAATGAGGCAGAGACCTTCGTCTTCTCGGAACCGATATTGGAGTACAATATCAGACCATTCACAGAACCAAGGCGATTGAGCGAGAGATACTGGTCCATGCTGGCAACGAACAACCTCTGTCCCTCTTTCAGATTCTCCGTCACACCTTGATAGTTGGTTAGCATCGGCTCCATCGTCGCCTTGAAGTCCGACAGCTTCTCCAGATGATGGAGGGTGCTGTTCAGCTTCGGCAGACCCTCATACTGATAGAAGACGACATTCTCATTCTCCAGAGCGTCATTCAGCGTACCTCTGACATACTTGCACGACTGAAGCATCTGCACCATCTTACGAGCCACCTCCAAGCCCTTCGTGATGCTGTCCGGCAATACTGACACGATGGCCTCAAAGGACTTCCTCGCATAGTCGTTGTCTGCGATGAACTTGCGTATTCTGTGGAACATCATCAGACGCACTATCTCCATTTCGGGTGTACCGTCGGCATACTGCTCCAGAAACTCCATCTTATCCTTGTAGCGTATCTTCAGACCTTGCGTAGCCATCCGATACAGCACGTCGTTGAACTCGTTGGTGTTGTAGATGCTCAGCCTCTTCAACTTCGGGAACAGCGACATTTCAAGACCGAACATATTGGGGTTCACACAGCATAACTCGTCACCGCAGTTCTCCACGATGAGCTTCACCATAGGAGAGGAATACTTGATTACCCTCGACACGAAGCGGTCGCTCTCTGACATCTGGTCACCTGCGTTGATGAGGTGTGGCAGCACTTTCGCCACAGGCATGTGTATCTTCAATTCCCTCTGGAAGTCCTCCATCGAGCGGATCTTCTTGAAGTCCTCCTCCGTGTGGTTCTTAGCATAGTTCACGAAGCGCATGGCAAAGAACGCTGATGCTACCAGCTCGTCGAAGTTGCGTGTCGATGCGAACATACGAAACTCCACCGTCTGCACCTTCCAATACGAATTGATGTTCACCAAGTGCCTTATATAGCCTTTGTTGCTGCTGTTCTTGAAGACGTTCTGCAGGGCCTCAAAGGATTCCGCCTCACGGCACTTCTCCACATACTCGATGGTGGGTGTAGGACAACACAGGTTGAACTCCCTGTACGGCTTCACATCGCAGTATGCCTTGATGAACCTGTTCGTGTGATATGTCAGCAGGAACACGTTTTTCAGCTCATCCAGCGTGAAGTCACCTACCCACACATGGCAATGGAAGTAGTTGCACCACATGACGTTCCCTCCGGCTTCAAAAAATGAGTTGAACACCTTGCGCAGTTCTTCCATATCCTCATGGGTGAAAGATAGTGGCCTGGTGTTCAACTCGCCTCCGAGCAATGAGGTGGGGGATTGACGCTTGCCGTTTGTGCCGTAGAGTGTTTCCTCACGGCTCCAGCTATAGCCTTGCGGAACGAATACATCGCTCCGCTTCACATCAGATATTTCAAGTTCAAAACCAACTGTCCTATTCATAGTCATATTGTACTTCCAACCTTGCTAAGGCCGATGAATGTTTGTAATTGGGGGTGAATAGAAGCCGCTGACCGATGTAATACCGAGAGGCTTGAGGTGTAGTGTACAGAGCGTAGTTGCTCGAAGACTCCGTGAATACCAGGTCTTCGTTGTACGGCACACACTGAACAGGGTCGCAGTAGGCATCACCGAGGTCAACCATCACCTTCTGCTGTCTGAGATTGACACCGAGGACGTTTCCTTCTACCACCATGCAGTTCCTACCATACTTCTTGTCGCTGTATGGGATATAGCCGAACAGCATGAAGCGGCCTATCCTCACGTCTCGCACGAACTCCGGCAGATCCTTCGCCTTGTCGAGCCAGTAGCTACCGCCTACCGAGAGGCCTGTAAGATGGTTCCCGAAAGCAGACCACAATTCCTTCCACTCCTCTTTCGTCTTCAGATGAAGGTCGTTGATACAGCCATTCGTCACCATACCAGTGACCAGCGTCTTCTTACCGATGAACTCATGGATAGCCTCAGCAAGCAGCTTCGCTTCATAGACTGGCAAGCCCTCACGTCCATCGCAGGTGTCGATAGGTACATAGAACTGGCTCATGCCCTTATCATGCAGGGCTTTCGCGTCCATGATGTTATTCACCAAGGCTCCCTTGTTCTTCTCGTTTGCCATACCCAAGGCATAGCAGATACTATCCTGCAGATTGATGGCGAAGATGTCGCCCGTAGGGTGCTGGTCAACAAGGAGGTACAGGCGCTCATAGTATTCCTTGAACATCAACGAAAGTCTGCGCGAACCTATCATGGTCTGCGCAGAATCAATGTTCTGGTTGAGGATTTCCCTCGATACGATATATCTCATATTTCGCAATCTTTGTTGCGGAAGCAGGACTCGAACCTGCGACCTGCTGGTTATGAGCCAGCCGAGCTACCATCTGCTCTATTCCGCGATGTTGGTGCCGTTTCGGTAATTGCCGGAGTGGCTGCATGCCATTTGGAATCTGGACTTACTTGCTCCGTAACGGACACCAATTAGAACGCAGTATGGGACTCGAACCCATGACCTCCCGATTAACGATCGGGCGCTCCTACCAACTGAGCTAACTGCTAAACGTCCGAACTTGACAGGACTCGAACCTGCATCGTTGCCAGCATCTACATCTGGCTTCCCTTTACCTCTTACTTGCGTAAGCCATACAAGCTCATCAGTCTGTGCCACGACATGGACTCGAACCATGGACCCACAGCTTAAAGGGCTGTTGCTCTACCTACTGAGCTATCGAAGCGTTTGCCTGCATGTCTTCTCAGACGGCAGGCTGAGAGAAATCAACTTTAGTTTTTAATCAATCTAAACTTTTATTCGTATGACAAAAAAGTATCAGTCAAATAGGGATAGCTGCTGTGCCTTGGCTTTCTCTTCCTTGGACTCCCACTCCTTAACCTCGTAGCCGTTCTTTGTGAGCCAGTCAGCCAGAAGGTGGCGGTGGCAGAAGTCACCAGGCTTCTCATAGCAGCAAAGAGCCACGTCCCTGCCCTGTGAGATACGTTCTATCGACCTCACCACATCAGCCGGAACGAGACGCTTCAGTATATCGTCGTACTTCTTCAGATATTCCTCATGGTTACAGGCTGCACTCAGCATATAACCTGTTGGCGCAACGTCCAAATACTGAGGGCCGCTGTACCATCTTGGAGCGTAGCGAGCGATGCAGATTGGCATGACACCCTCCTTGCTCAACTTGCTCATGTTTGCGAAATAGCTGGTAAATATCTTCATATTTTCTTTGTTTTCTTATGCAAAGGTACAAAAAATGCTTGAAATAAACGCACATTTTGCCCAAAAATCGCTTGTTTTAAGATTTATTTAACATTTCTCTAATCGCTTTGGTATGTAAAGAGCACTTCTACAGGAACTCGAATGAGAGCTGGATAACCTGCTTGCCTCTCTTTGCTATCGTCCTTGCATGGATGGGGCAGATGTCACGGTAGGCACAGGCACCTGCTTTCGCCTCGGCAAAACGAAGTTCCCACAGATCTGCAGGGTCGAGGGTCAACTGCTCCTTACGTTCCTGCATGATGTAGCCAGCGAGCTTCATGCAGAAGAAGCCTCTGTCCTGTGACTTCTCGTCAACCAGTTCTATCAATCCGTTACCTGTCGGCCTTCCCATACCTTCTCTATCTTTATCGGGTTTACCTTCATCGTTTCGAGGTTGAGGAACGCACCCTGTGTCTCAAGCACTCCTTTCGTGAACATCTTCCACATGAGCGCCATACCTATGTTTGCCAACGTGGAGTTGATGAACAGATCTTGCTTGCTCAACGCTTCTGCAAGGGAGCAACTTGGACCGGACTTCTTCTCATTCACCTTCGAGAGGTCGAACATTTCAGTCACCGTCCTCAGCTTGCCTATGCAGCTTCTCTTGCCCTTCGGCTGTGTGATGTCAAACACCGAGCCTAACACCACCTGACCAGAGTTGAGCGTGTTGCCAAAGTCGAGCCAGTAGAACGTCCTTCCCATGTCGCCATACCTGCTGTTCTGTCCGTTAAGCAGGTTCTTCGCTATCTCCAGACGTGACTTGACCGTATCGACGCACGATATGGTGATGTTCGAGCGTTCCGTGTTCACATCGTACATGACAGGGAAACTCTCCCATGCCGTTCCGAAGAACATATTCAGCTTCGTAGCAAGCACATCAGCCTTGTTGAGACCTATCTCCTGTGGAGCGAACAACTGACGTCCGCAGTTGGCTTGGGTCACTATGTCTTCATCATACACTCTCACCTGCAGACCAGGATGCCCCAGCTCCATCAGAGCGTAGTTCATTCTCCCGAGTGCCGTGAGTACCTGCGAGCCAGTTCCTCCAGCTCCTATCACCGAGACCGTCAACGGATGCTGAGGGTTCAGCATGTAATTGTGAACAAAATGCCTATATTTCATACAACCTTTGTAATGTGAATTTTGACTTCTTCAGTTGCCCCATAGGGAAGGGCTTATGCTCCTTGATGCACTCCTTGGTAATGATGGAAAGGTTGCCCTTCACCGGATTTCCGCCTAAGATGTGCGCAAACTCAGACTTCCAAAACATATCCTCCCAGTACTGCATCCAGTTCTGGTACGTCTGCACCTTCGGCTTGGCGATCTTAGCACTGCCGAGGCACACATGGTCGTCAACATTGAAGAACGGAGCATAGAACAGGAGCTTCTTCGGCTTGCTGCCCTTGAAGGCGAAGACTCTGAGGCCTCGCCCGTCCGTCGAGTACACAAGACCAGGTATCTCCATTTCCCCGTTCGGTATGCCGAGCGTATCAACGAAGTACATCATCCGCTTCTCTGGCTTCCTATACCACACCATCTTGTAGCTGTCAATGCTTGCACTGGCATACAGAAGGTTCTCTGGTATCACTCCATGCAGCGAGACCATCGACGTGGTGTCGTGAGCGAACTTATCCACCGTCTTCATAATCTTCGCAAGCACATCTATTTCGAGCGGAGCACCTGCACCCATCACACCGTTCTTGATGGCTCTGTGTTCCACATACGAGCCTCCGTTGCTCAACGTGCTCTTATAGAACACCAGGGCATCAGTCGGCTCCAACTTGCTATTCAAAATACTACTTAGACTTCCCATACTTGTCAAATTCTTCCATTTCCGTGTAATAAGAACGTAACCACTTGTCGAAATCTCCTACCTTATCCTTACAACGCATGAAGTCGGCTATGACCTCCTTCTTCACGTCTTCGTAGAGGTACTGATGAATGTTCCAGCCGGACATCATGATACCTGCATTTACCTCGCTGTTGATGGATTCAAGAAGCTGCTCGCTGATACCATCCTGCTCTGAGTAGAGGATGGCAGAGGCAAACACACCGCTTGACCATCCGTCGCCATCAGTATTGCCGTAGGCATCGGGCAGGCCATCATCCTCTGGATTGAACTCAAACCAGTAGTAGTTCATGTCCTTGACGATTGGGATGCCCTCTATCAGACTCTCCATGAGACCCAGCTCCTCTTCCGGACTCTCACACCTGTACTTGTCTATCTCGTCTACCAGCTTCTCTGCATCCTGCTTGGGGAGAGAACCTATCTCATCAAACAGGTTCCAAAACTCACCGTCCTCGTTGTAGGCAGCAGCTATGGCCTTGCGCTTGTCACGTTCTTCGTCCTCATCATCCTCATCGTAGAACGGATCTTCCTCGTACATACCGAGGATGCTGTCGAGATAGAAGTTCTCGCTATGACCTATGATGCCGAGCGGAATGTTCGTGCTGTCACTGAAGAACTTCATGAACCGCTTGAAGTACTCTGCGCTCTTAGGGGACAGATACCTCGCAGGAGCGACATACATAATCACGATAGTCTCTGCCAGCTCTGAGCCGTACCGATAGACTGCACATTCGAGAACGCTTGTCTCGTCGCCTTGCGATGTCTTCTTGCTGACGAAGAAATCCAGACCGAGCGGACGTATCAGCTTGTCGAAATAATCTATCAGCTCTCCGAGCAACTGGCTCTTCGTGAGGTCAGCCCGTGGGGTGAAGTCAAACTTCAGACCCACGAACCGACAGAACCTCTTGCAGCACTTCAGAACATGCTTATAGCTCTTCACGAGGTCTATGCCGTAAGCATTCATGCCATCCGTCTCTGCCGGACGTATATCGTCAATCCGCTGTGTCAGAAAAGCAGGGGCGCTGAGGGAGGAAGCAGCCTTTCGTGCCGCTCCTCTCTCACGCGATACTCTGACTTGTGGAGTGACTCTATAACTCCGTACAGGGCTTTGTGGAAATCTGACTGCTGTTCGCATTTCTTACTCATCCCTTTGTTCCTACCGTTGTCTTGAACTCATAGACCGCCTTATCCTCTTCGACCTTGGGGCCGTGGACGTTGCTGGTGGTCAACTCCGGGTACGTTCCCGAATAGAACTGCATCACATCTTCGGGCGACATGTTCTTGTCTGGGTCTTTCAGCTCACGATTACCGAACTTGAAGACACGCTTCATACCTGTTACGTTAAGTGCCATAGTCTATTCCTCCTCTTCTTCTTGGTTGTCATTCTCGTTGTCTTCGTCAGACAGTTCCATTGCCTCAGCAAAGGCAGCGTCCGTGTCTGACTTCTTCTCTGGAGCAGGTGCAGGCTTGGATGCCGATACTGAGATACCCTTGCCGTCGCTCAGATCTTCCTCGCCTCCGAACATATTACCGACACCGGACTTGTCGTCAATCTCCTTGCGCACCTTGTCAATGATTGACTTCTCTGCTGCAGGGAGTGCAGTAGCCTTTGCCAGTACCGTGCGAGCATCCTTGAACTTGTGCTCCTCGTTGTTCTTACGGGCAAGAGCGATGAGGTCGTTGAACTCCTTCTTCTGCTTAGCGGCTTCGTCCTTGAGCTTCTTTGCCATTTCGGACTCACGCTTGGCTTTCTCGGTGTTCGCCTCAAACTCCTTGATGTTAGACACTAAGCCCTGTGCCTCCTGCAGAGGCTTGAGAGCGTCGGCAAAGCCTTCCTCGAACTCCTCTGGGCTTCCGCTCATGACCAGCGGAGTGATGTTCTCTACTGCCTTGTCCTTGACACCTCTGTTGTCGGGCAAGATACTTACTGCGATGTTTTCACCGCTCTTACGAATGGCCATCTGTAGCTGCTGGCCGTCTTGCAGGAAATCTGCGATTGTCTTGAAAAATTCCATACTTTAATTACTTTTATGGTGAATACTAAAACTACTTCTTGTCTTTCTTTCCGAAGTGGAACGTGACACCTTCCGGCAGCTTCGAATAGTCAACCTTGCTGACAAATTCATCGAACTGCTCTTGGGTTATCTTAGACTCATAGTCCTGCCAGTTGAACACCACCTCCTTCGTGTGGTTGTAGAAAATCACATTATTGAGAGGTAGCCCGCAGTCGAAGATGTACAGCTTGACATCGCGCTCTTCCGTAGCTTTCTTGCACTCCTTCTCGCAGTCCTCAATAACCTTTGCCCGTATTGCTTCGTTCTTCAAGCGCAGACGCTCTTCCGCTCTTGCTTTCACATTCTCGATGGAGTAGAAATCTTCTTTCTCATCCTTCTCTATCTCACTCCTCTCTTCATCCGTCATTCGGAGAACAAACCTTTCCTCTTCCGGCTTGTATGGGTTCTCCCATTCGTTGCCAGTCTTCTCCTCCAGGAACTTGATGAACTCGTCAGCTTCCTTCTTCCAGCGGTCAACCAAACCAATCTTGAAAAGCAGATACTTGAAGTACGGACGATCTTCTGTTTCACAATAACAGGATAGAGCTGTGAACTCTTCTGCAGTACAACGAAGCTCATCCATAGCAACCTTCTTGCCTCTCTCTCTGATGAAATACTGACCATTAGCCTCGGGGTACATCGGCTGGCCAAGGTAATTCGACAGGTGCAGAGGAATGAACTTCTTCAGCTCTGGGAAGTGCCTTACAATCCTTTCATGGATGCAACCACCTGTGTAGTGCTCCCATCTGCCATTACGTTTCTGCTCGTAAACGTCACCAGTGATACTGAAATCACAAGTCATGTTATGACAATCATCGTCAAGACTTGCATGGACCGAAATCCTGTAATTCTTACCGTCGCTTCTGTATGTCTTAGAAGGCGACCAAACTAACTTCTTTACTTTCATTGCTCTTTCAATTAAACGTTTCTTATAATGGGTGGGAGGGCGAACCCTCCCTTCTCTCATGCTGCTTTCAGATACTTGCGGATCTCGTAGAGCACTGTGCTCATGACCTTCGGACAGATACCGCTTTCAAGTTCCAGACCTGCAGACTCAATCGTTGCCTTCTCTCTCTTCGTGAAGCCGGAGTAGGCTGACTCGCTGCCGATGTACTTGTAATCTCTGTTTCCATACTTCGTGACGATGTACCACAGCTTGTCGTTCAAGGCTTCCTGCTGCTTGCGAGCCTTCTCCTTCTCGATGGATGCGAGAACTCTGGAGCGGTTCATCTTTACCCATAACTTGCAGAACTCATCCTTGTCGAGGTCGCTGTTCATGTACACTTGCTCGATGTGGCTGTACTCTTCGATGCTGACTTGCATCTGTACCCTGCTTTCAAACTCTTGCTGTCTCATTGCTCTATGATTTTTTATGTTTCTTTTATTTGCTGTAAAGTTAGCCATTTTTTTTCATTTGACCAAACAGAAACGCAATTATTTTCAGCACAAAACGCTTGAAATCAAAGATTTAACTTTTGCTCACTAACGCTTTCAGACGTTCCAGAGGCACCGTCTTTATATTGTCGATATGAAGGGTCTCACGCAGCCATTCCGCAAAGCTCTGGTGGCAGTCGGTATGATGGTAATAGCGAGAGTACAAACGCTGCCTGAGCAAACGTCTCTCCTTGTGCTCCGGATTGGCTGACTCGAACTTATCCAGCCATGACTTCTGCCACTTAGTACGCTTGCCCTTGAAGCTGTCGTACTGCTCCTGCGAGTCGAAATGCTCTCTCTTGTACTTGTACTTCTTCATGCAGTTTCAATGAATCCCATTCTTGTCAATTCGTCACAACTCTGCATCCACTCCATGTTATCTTCTGGAAGCTTGCAGCCTTCCACGAAGCGGACACAATGCTCTCTGAGGGCACAACGATTGCCCTTGCAATAAGTGAAGTCATTATTCGCCATGTCTTTTCTTCATTATGTTCTTGAATCTTCTTTTCACCCATGAGGCCTTCAACGAGCGAGACTGCTTCTCCTTCTCTTCGTCAGCCATTCTGTGACCAGGCTTGAACTCGTTGTCACGACCTCTATGCTCACCCTTCTTGATGGAACCCGGATAGCCTTTCTGCTTTGCCACGCAATGAGCGAGAAACCTGTTGTCCTCCCACTGCTTCAGAAGCCAAGTCTTGTTCTTCTCCAGACCAAGCTCACGAGCCTTGCGTATCATCGTCCTCTGACTCACACCGAGGATGCCTGCCAGTTCTGCGTTCTGAGTGGTCGGAAACATCGAGCGCAGATCATCGAGCATCTGACGGCTCCACATGATACGCTTGCTGCAGCCGTTGTGAACATAACACCTTCCCGTCTCTCTGTCATAGTGCGTACCATCCGGCTTCTTCCTGTTGGCTGCATACCAGTCACGCTTGGACTGCCTCTGACAATCCTTGCACCAGCTTGACCTTCCACCACCCTTCTGAGGGTAGAATGAGGACAGCCACAGGCTACGGCCACAATGAGGGCAAATCTTTTTCCTTTTCATTCCTGGTACGTTTCCTTGTCTCTGCACGATGGGCTGCATCGTACTGGTTATGACACTTCTGACACAAAGCTCGCAGATTGCTCGGGTCGCAATGCTCTGGGATATGGTCGAGGTGGGCTATCGTCAGCACGACCTTGGAACCGTTCTCTCTGATGGCATAGTTCTCGATGCCACAGAACTCACATCGGTTGCCGGCACGCTTCAAGATGCTTGCACGTATCTCCTTCCAATCCTTCGGGTATCTGGCCCTGTTCTCCGGTCTTATTGGCATACTCTCTCTCCAAGCTTTATGATGAACACACTCTTGTCAGCAGGCGCTCCCCATTCGGGATTGCCGCGACCTATCACAATGCTCTCAATCTTGAAGAGCATCGACCGCTTCGTATAGCCGTAGCGGAAACGGACATGCGTATAACCTTTTGCGTTACACTGGCTGTAGCCGTTCCTGTGGGAGAACAAGGGGCTGTCAAAGCCAATCAGTCTCTTGCTCCAATACGGCTTGATTTCACGATATTCCTCCGGCTTGATGCCAGACTCTATCATCAAGTACCACCGAGACTTCAACGGCAGCTCAAGTATCTTCATTTCACTTTCCATCTGCAAACGCCTCTGTGTTAGCATTACTATGCGCAAGAGCCTTGTCGAATTGCTGTTCTATCCGCTCTCTGGTCATACTACGCAACTTCAGCTTCTTTGCCGCCTTGACCATGCAATCCAACAGGTCGTCTCTGAACTGCTGGTTTTCCTCATCTGTTGCATTACGACCATCGAAGTGCTCATACTTATTCAAGAAGTCTGCATAGCACTCCTGCGTCTCGTTGCCAATGACTACGTTCTGAGCTGGACTAATCTCTTCAAGGCTCATGCCGAGTATGTCAGTCATAAGCTTCAAGAACGTCAAGTGCACCATTCCGGCAAGCATAAGGAAACGATCTGCACCTATCTTCTTCGCCAGTTCGAGGTTGTGCATAGCCTGCTTCATATTCTCCTCTGGAGTGTTCGTCGAATGGTAGGCTGTATGGTTGCTCACGTCCTTCAAGAAGGTTCCGTCCTTTATCAGTTCTGCATAGGCATCAATCTTCTCGCATTTGCGCTTCTGCTTGGGTGACAGCTGCTCATCCGTGAGGAACGTTCTCACCTCCAGGACATACGGCTTCTCGCTTCGCAGGACACCGAAGCCATAGCCACCCTTGAACTTCATGATTACCTCACCGTCTGCATCGGCTTGTGCAGCATGGGTTTCCTTCGTCGTTATGAACTCCTGTATCAGCTCACGGGAGCGGTATGCCTTGCCTGTCCTCTCCGACATTCTCTGGAAGAAGTGTGAGGTGAATATCAGCACACCATAGACCTCGTTAATCTTGCCCTTGTCGCCCTTTTTCTTCGATGGGCGGTAGGTGGGAAAGAAGGCACCGCATGAGCCATAGGTCTCATAGTAGATGAATGAGGTAGGCCATGCCTGTGCAAACTTGGCACGAGGGAAATACTCGAAGAAGCTGTACGACATCCATCTGTTACCCTTCTGCGAGATATATTCGCTGATGTCGGTAACGCTGGACTTCTCTTCTTCCAAACACTTGTCAAGAGTCTTGTCTTGATGGTCAAAGAACTTCTTCTTGCCACCATAGTCCTTCATGAAGAAGTACTTCACCGTTGGCAACTCCAACAGCATGGTTTGCAGGATTTCGTTCGGGTCAGTACTCAGATTGATGTGCTGACACTTTTCCACGTCTTTCTTTTTCATAACCTTTCCGTTATAGTGTGAATTTCTTATACGACCTCACAGGCTCCTGCAACTTCCATCCTTTCTTGTAGAGGAAGGCAGCGAGGTCTTGCTCGGTCAAATGATTGTTCTCGATAAGCCACTGAAGCTTCTCTTCGGCTTTCATTGGTGTGCTAAACTCCATAGTGGGTTTCGTTTCGGGTTTCTTAGGTTCTGACTTCTTCAGAGCTGGTGTCTCAACTATCGGCTGAGGTTGAACCACCGGATGCTCCAGTTCTGACTCTGATGGCTCGTTGCCATCACGTCTCTGCGCTATACCAACATACTCTTCACGGCTTCTGACTGCCAGCACTTCGATGGTGGCCACCTCTTCACGTCTCGACAGGTTACGAGTGATGTGCAGGTAGTAGTTCTCACCCAGCGACAGGTTGAAGCGAGCTGCCAGCGACCTGCAAATGTCGGCTGAGTTGATACCGAGCAACATGGATGCACGGCTGCTGACACCTACGACGTTGGCACCTTCGACACGATTGAAGATGAGGAATAACCTCTGTGCCATATCCGTCTTCAGATAGCATTTGGTGAACTGACCAGCCTGCAGCTGCTCCGACAGGGTAGCGTTGAAGGTGATACTCTTCTGCGCTGCCTTATAGTGCAACGTAGCATCATACTCACCCAGCTTCGGTGCCGTCAGCTTGTCGAGGGAGGCAGGCTTTGCGGACGGAAGCTCGATCATTTCCTCGCGCTTCTTTTCACGTTCCATTTGCCAGTCTGCCTCAGCACTTACGTTTGCCGCTGCATCTTGGCATTTCCTACACCAGGATTGCAAGCCGTCCTCAGAAGTGGATGAGGGGAGGAACTCAGACCTCAGCTTACGCTTACCGCAATGGGTGCAAACCTTCGTCGTCTTATTCAACTTGGTTTCCTTTTCCATGATTTCCTTTTCGAGCTGCTTGGCCGCTTTCTCCTGTTTCTCACGTTCCTGCTCTTCCTTTTCTTTCTCCTTGCGCTTCCTGTCCCACTCACCGCTCTCGCATTCCTTACAATGCTTGTGCAAGACTCCCTTCGTGGTGTATGCGAAAGAAGACTTCGGTAACGTGCGCTTGCAGTGGACGCACAATATCTGAACGTTCTCCTCCAACTGGCCGGAATTTCTGTACTCGCTGAGACGGACTTGCCATTTCTCATTCATCTTCTTCCAATACTGATAGCCGAAGATGGTGCTCCTTGCTCCAGAGAAGTCAAAGGCCGACAATATCACGTCCTCTGCATCAACTTCATCAAAGAACTGGTTTATATCCCGATTGTCGAAACGATGGGAGCGGTAGAGGTACTCGTAATTATTGAGTACCCCCTTGCTCTCCATGAAGCGACGGAACAATATCGTCTCATTGTACGTCATACTTTCACTTTGCTTTTGGTTACTGCTTCGCCTTGAAATTGTACAAGGGCTTGATTACCGCTACCACTTCCACCGTCGGCTCGATGCACTCCAGGATCTCCTTCATGGGCTTGTACGCCATCGGAGCCTCATCTATCGTGCTCTCGCAAACCGAGGTGGTATAGACACCCTCCATCGACTTCTCGAAGTCTGCCATGTCGAGCGTTTCCTTGGCTTTCTTGCGAGACATCAGACGTCCGGCACCGTGAGGCGCTGAGTAGAGCCAGTCAAGGTTGCCCTTGCCGACACAGAGGAGCGAGCCATCACGCATGTTGATGGGTATCAGAAGTTCCTCGCCTCTGAGGGCGCTTACTGCTCCCTTACGCAGGATTTTGTGCTGCAGGTCGATGTAATTGTGGATGGTCTGGAACTGACGCTCCACCTTCAATCCCATTTCACGGCAGATGATGTCGGCCATGGTGTGGCGGTTCTCGCTTGCATAGCTCTGGCAGATCATCATGTCGAACAGGTAGTGAGAGGCATCCGTACCTTCGACGTATGCCAGCTCCTTGTCAATCTTACCAGCCTTTGACTTGGCTTCCGCTATGGCTGCTGAAATCTCACGCTCACGACCTTCTGCTTTCAGACGTGCGATAATCTCCTGCTCATCGCACTGCTGCTTCTTGCAGTAGTCAACAGCTTTCTTCTGCCAGTAGTCACACACTCGCTTGCCGAGGTTTCGGCTTCCGCTGTGAATGACAAGGTACTTGTTGCCGTTACCATCCTCATCCAATTCGATGAAGTGGTTGCCACCACCGAGGGAGCCGATGCTTCGCAGAGCCATGTCTTCGTCAATGACTTCCTTGCAGTACATCTTGTCGAGCAGGTGGAAGGCTCGACGCTGCTTGTCATGGATATTGAAGCCCGAAGGTATCTTCTCATTGATTACCTCATCGAGACGTTCCAAGTCCACCTCCTGCTTGCCGAGACAGGTGACCAGCATACCACAGCCGATGTCAACACCTACCGTATTGGGAACTATCCTGTCCTGCAGGTAAATGACCGTACCTATCGTGCAACCGATACCTGCATGGCAGTCCGGCATGATGCGCACCAGGCAATCCTTGTACGCATCACAGCCGTTCATCTTGTCAATCTGCTGCACGGCTTCATCTTCTATCGTCCGTGCATAAACTTTCAGCTTATCAATCATCACTTTCTTCCTTTAGGTTAAACGGGCCAACATAGTCTGCCCAAATCTCAATGAACTGCTTTCCGAAGTAGTCTGCCAACTCTTCTGACTTGACAGCAAGGCGAGCCGAGATGCACGCGGCCGAGTGCGACCAAGCGGGGGCCGAGCGCGCATAAGCGAGACCGCAAAGCGACCCGAGGAGCGAGGAACCGCCCCACCACAGCTTATGCTCCTGCTTCCACTCTTCGGTCTTGTCTGTCAGTTCCTCTTTCGTCCATAATGTGAACCAAGGGTACCAGCGGTATTCGTCAGTAGTGAACTGAGGTTCCCAACCTTCGTTGAGAGCTGCCGCTATGATGCACAGCTTCATGTATGCCAGCGTACCCTTCGTCTTGATGTTGTCAGCATTGGACTCATAGTCTGCCAGTAGTGTGGCAAGGCCTTCGTTACCTCTTTCGGCAAGTCTGCCAACTTCATCGCAGGCATCTTCAAACGTCTTGATGCGTTCCATTACAGGACGCTCGTCTTTCGTGGCTTCCACAACGTCGTCAACGAGTGTGAGCACACCATTCACCCATTCAGCTCTTTTGCCGTCCGGGACTGCTACTACAATTTCTTTCATTGCTCTTTGATTTTAGGGGTTCAACGATTATCACCACTTCCATGAAGCTGGTCACGCTGCTGGCGAGACTTCAACTTCTCGTAGTTCATCACTGCTATCTCTTCCAGCGAATAGCCGATGTCGTGTGCGAGGGTTGCCACATACCAAAGGACGTCACCGACCTCCTTGGCCAACTCCTCTCGCTTCTGATCTGGCAGAACGATGGAGCCTGCACCGTCACGGATAATCACCTCCGAGTCACGCAGGACTTTCTTCACTTTGTCTGAGACCTCTCCAGCTTCTCCAGTCAAACCGAGAGCCGGATAGATGGTCTTGAACTCTTTCGGGTACACTGCCGTTTCGAGTGCACACCGCTGATACTGATTGAGCGTCATTTCTTTTTCCATAAAACTTTCTATTTAGGGGTTACTTGATGTCCCATTCTATCTGATTGAACTTCTTCATGATTATCTGCATCGACGTCCTTACATGACCGTCAAAGGAGAACTGACAGGGGTCGGCATAGGCATCCATGCAGTCCCACAACGCTTCGTTGATGGGGTTGCGGTAGGCCGGCACGTCACCACCGAGCTTGCTTGCCATCAGCTCATCCATCTTCTTGCTGTGCTCCTTCAACATCTTCAGAAGAACCATCGTGATACAGGCATTCGTCCTCATGTCGAGATACGGAACGTCTGCCCATTGCTTCTTCAGTAGGTTGTTCATCGAGAAGAACAGGAGCAGGAAATCATTGCCACAGCCTTTAATGAACATCGAGGCACCTTTCTCCATCTTCTCGATATGGGCACGATCGAGGTCTTTCTTGCAATCGCTGATGTACTTCTCGCGCAACATCTTCACGGTTCTCGACAGCTTCTTCGTCGCCTCTATCCTATAGTCCGCTGCCTGCTTCACAACCTTGAAGGCATAGTGCCAGGCAACCTCTGTGATGATGAGAGGGAGGAACGCTATCTTCATGTTCTCCTCAAAGGTGAACGTCTCAAGCATCGTCAGCGTGTCGTCGTGCACCTGCTGCTTGAACTGAGCCTCCGTAACCGGGACTCCAGGGACCGCCATGACCTTCGGCTGCTCCTTCTTCTCGCTGCAACCGAAGTGAGTCTTGCGACTGACAAGCTTCTTTCCCTGCTTGATGGTGATATTGAGATACCTCTCACCTTTCTCTATCGGCTTGCCGCAGACAGAACATACATGCTGCCTGTTGGCTCGCGGTGTCGAGGTACGCAAAACTTTCTCTGATGTTTCCATTGCTCTTGAATTATGAATGTTTCTTATATGCTGTAAAGATAGCCAATTTTTTGCATTTGACCAAACGGAAAATCCTATAATCGCCTGTGCTACATATAGTTTAACTTTCGCTACTTTCTGTACGTCTCGTTGCCGAAAATCACCTTGTCGAACATTTCGTTGAAGCGGTCTGCTATGCGGTTGCCATAGCGCTCGCGGATCTCTTTCGGCACAAGGTTCGTCGTTATGATGGTGAACAGCTGCTCGTTGTACCTGTACTCCAGAAGGTCAATGACAGGATTGAGCACATTGCCGTACTCCAGCACCTCAACAGGCTCACGACCCATATCCTCAATAGCCATCATTTCACGCTGTCTGAACTGACGGAAACGCTCCACGTCCTTGGCATACCACGCAACATCTTTCGCATCTATCACAGATATGCCAGTCCTTCCCTCAATGAGGCCTCTGTCGTTCATGTAGTTCAACAAGTTCTGGAAGGCATACAGCAGGGTTGTCTTGCCGTTGCCGCATACACCGCTGAACATGATGCCGAACTTGCTGCCTCCACCGATGAGGAATGAAGCCAGCTGCTCGATGTTGCCCTTCGTGTGCTCGTCGAGGACGAAAGACCTCTTGCGGTACTCCACCTCTGCCTGATACGCAGCCGTGAGGGCATCCACCGCCTGTTCCTTATCCAAGGGCAGCTTAAAACGCTCCCTTGTAATCTTCCGCTGAAGTAGCTGTGACTTCAGAGCTTCTACGTTTATCCGTCCCATCTTGATTGCTGTTATTCTTTGCAGCCCTTGCCTGGGCCACTATCTCGTTATACTTTGAATTGATGTTCGTCACGCTGAAATTCTTCAATATCCATGCGTCCTGCACACTCTCCAGAAGAGCACCGAGTGCTTTCAACACGTCTTCGACCTCAACGCTCATTCCCTTCTGCTGACGTGAGTAGATGATTTTCTTCGTGAGGGCATCCATAGCCGCTGCATCCTTTGCCTGCCAATAGTAGCTGTCGCTGAACAGGTCTGCGTACCTTTTCTCGAACACCTTCCTTCCTTCAACGATAAGGGGGTTCGGCTCCTTCTTCTTCGTCTTCTTCTCCGGCTTGGGCTGCTCCTGTGCATCGAGGCGGTCTTTCAGTTCTTGCATCTGAGAGAGAATCTGCTGAAGGACACCCTCACCAGTGTCGCTTTCGGGCGACGCTGGAAATAATAATATATTATCATTATTATCATTTATTCTATTGTGTCCGTTTGTTGCCCCGTTTGATGCCCTGTTTGTTGCCCCGTTTGTACGCTCGTCTTGGCTGGGCTGCTGGAACTTCTCGTAGTTCACGATGGCTATGCAGTTCACGATATTGCTCACCTTGACCTTTATCCTCATATCATCTTCGAGATACTTGAGGAACCTGTCAACCTTACCTCTGCTCCACCTCCACCTTTCAGCAAGATCTGCGACACTCATGTACACACAGCCACGCTTAGCCTTGACCTTCACATTCCTTACGAAGATGTCTGTCGGTGTATGGTAGGCCATTAGTATGAGGTCACACCATGCCTGCCATTTCGTGAAGACCTCCTTCATGTACAGAGGGTCTTTCAACGACGACCTATAGAGTTTGACATAACCTTCCATCTTCTATCAAAATAGGTTCCGGACAGGACTGCTCTCTGCTTGCGCAGGTGACATTAGAGCGGCCACTGAACGGAACCTGTTGTTTCTTATATTGTCCTCTGCAAACGTCACTATGCAGATGCTCTTAATTTCTATGCAAAGATAGCAAAAATGCTTGAGATAGACGCACATTTTCGGCAGAAATCGCCTGACTGCTAACATTTTTTCAGATTTTGACATTGATACCTTTCTCTGCACTCAACCTCTTCACTTCTCTGGTGAAATAGTCAATCTTCTCCTGCAGCTCGAAGTCCAGCCAGTGCTTCTGCGAGTGTGCCATCATTTCGAGCCTGTTCACTCTGTCGAGACCTATCTTCTCGACCAAGTTCCTGCGGTAGCCTATGAGGTGGTCGGCACTTGCTCTGTTGCATCCGCGACATTCCATGTGGCAGTTATCCGGCTCCCATCGTGTCGCCATGTGGGTTCTGGAATGATAGTGACCACAATCGCCCTGCTCAAACCTCTTTATCTGTCCGCAACTGATGCAACGGAAACAGCCGTTGGGCATGGAATCCCTCAGACGAATGTATGCGCTGAACACCTTGTCGAGCTTCTTGGTGAGGTCAACAGGCTTCTTGGCTCTCGTCTTCTTTGCCGCAGGAAACAGATCTGGCTCCGACTTCTTCTGCTTGCGCTTCTTCATGTACCATGGAAACATACTCACTTGAATTTAGTCTCTAACATGATGAACGGCTCAACCGACAGAAGGAACTTCACCTCACAACCTATCGACACGGCCACATTGAACTCCTGCGTACAACCAGCGGAATGGTTCCACTTAGGCAGCATGATAATCTCGTCACACTCACAGAGCATCTTGAAATCGACCCTCATGTGCTCGTTGGTGGTTGCGTCCTTCGGAAGTCCGTTGAACATGGGATTGAACACCTCATAGCCCCTTTTCTCCAACTCCTGTTGGACTGATAGGGCAAGCTGCTTCCTTTCGGAATAGTCGTAGCCACTGATGGGCAAGCTGATATAGATTCTCTTCATATTATCTCATGCTTACTTGTTCTGGTAGATAGTTGTGAGCCTTGCAATACTGCTTGTAGCTCTGCAGGAACTTACCTAATGCCTCTCTGGCACCTGTACATGCTTTCCAGCGGATATGACTGACAATCTCCGCGCCAGTCTTACCTTTCAGTTCCTTGTCTCTCGCCATATCGTCAACAAGGTCTTGAACGATGCTGTCATTTCTCTTGCCGTTCACTCTTTTCTGAATGTAGTCGAATAACTTTAGCACTTCCATATTTCTTCAAAAACTTACGTTCGTTAATTGTCTTCCTCTCGAATACACCGCCCACTTCGAGGAACCAGGAGGGCAGTCAATTCTCAGATCTGCGACGGCACCAAACCGTCTGTAAGTTCCACCCAAGTCTATCACCCATCCATCCTTGCCTTGATGCGGACGTATGGCACGACCTACCATCTGATAGTACAATGCCAGCGACTTCGTGGGTCTGCCAAGGATGATGGTGTCAAGCTCTGGATAGTCAAAGCCCGTCGTCAGCACACCGACGTTGGCAATGACCTGTATCTTGCCGGACTTGAAGTCTTCCAGCATATTCTCTCGCTCCCTCTTTGGAGTCTCGCCTGTCACGATGGCTGCTCTGATGCCTTTCACCATCAGCTTCTCAACGAGGTTGTCGGCTTCCTCCGTGAAGCGAGTGAACACCAGCACACCCTTACGAGGGATGCCGCTCTTAGGCTTCAGCACTCTCAGCGTGGTCGTGGTCAGCTTGTCATAGAAACCGCTACGCTCATACTCTTCCTTCAGCGACTTCTCGTCATAGTCGGCACCTGTGCTGTTGCTCTTCACCATTTCGAGATTGATAGCCGTGAGGTCATAGTAGCTCAGCTGTGCAAGATAGCCCTTCGCCAGCAGTTCTGAAATCTGGCAGCAGTACAGCACACGACTGAATATCCTCGGCTTCGTCCTCGTGAGGAACTTCAGCATAGACATTCCCTCTGCGCCTCTGCCAAGCCTGTATGGAGTAGCTGTCAGACCTACCACCTTCCTCGGCACCGCATGGATGAACTCCTCATACATGCCACCCTTGCTGTTGACATAGTGGCACTCGTCAATCATCACGTTCTTGAAGTGAGCAAAATCATCCATGTGGTTCATCACGCTACCGATGGTGGCAAAGGTGATGCGATTTATCTCCTTATACCCCACTGAGGCCGAGTATATCGAGCTATCCCAAATGCCGTAGGATTGTAGTTTGGCGAAGTTCTGCTCCAGGATCTCCTTAGAGGGCTGTAGAATGAGAAGCGGGCCTTCGAGCCGATGGGCGATGTCTGCTATCACGAGACTCTTGCCTGCACCCGTAGGCAGGATGAGTAAGCCGTTGCTTTCCTGCTTGGAGGTGAAAGCGGCCACTGCAGCATCGGAGGCTTGCTTCTGATATGGTCTTAATTGGTATCTCATTGCTCTTAGGAAGGGAATGGGTATTGCTACCCACTCCCGATTGTTACTACTTACTCTTCGTCTTCATCTTCCTCCCAAGGGTCTCTGCCTTGGGTGGCATCGTCGGCATCTTGCTCGGTCTCTTCCTCGCCTGCGAAAGGCAGGTCGTTACCTTCGTTGTCGGTGTTCTCGTTCTGCTCCTTCTCCTCCGGCTTGGGTGTCTCTGGGAACTCAAGACCAAAGAACTTCAGCATGGCTTCACGGTTGGCTTCCTCGTTGGCCCACAACTCAGAGTGGTCGTGAATCTCGAAAGCCTTTGCCAGCACGAACACCTTGCGCACCTTGTCGTAGGTGTAGATGGCATAGTAGCCAGCGAGAGCGATACAGAAGGTCTCTTTCGATGACAGCTGCACCTCACGGGTGCCGGCCTTCACCTCCGCAGCGTACTTGGCAACCTCAGCGAGGATGGAGTCGTATGCCTGCTCGGCACGCTTCTTCATCGCCTTGATTTCCTCCAGTGTCTCTTCGAGGTTCAGCTTGCGCTTGGGGACTTCGTTCTCCTGCATCACACAATACTCCTCTCGGATATTGCGCACCTCGAACTCATCCAGCTTACGCATGACCGTCTCACCTGTTGGGAAGGTGGCTACAAACTCCTTGCCGACGAACTTGATGGCATCGTTGGCATTCTTGATTTTCAGACCCTCGATCTGGGTGAAGTCCAGCTCAGCAGGGAAAATCTCTTTCACATGGTCGGATAAAACGAACTCGACCTTTTCGGGCACATAACCCTTCAAATCTGCATACATACTTAAACTATTAGGGGTTAAAACTTGTTCATGATGCGCTCCCACAGGGAACGGCTCTTTAGTCTCTCAATCTCAGCCTTGAGGTCGCTGATGGCTGTGTCCTTCTCGGCAATCTGCTTCACGAGGCCGTTAAGCTGGTTCTGCTTCTCCTTCTCCAGTTCCTCGTTGAACAGACCTTGCTTGAAGTGCTCCTCCACCTCAGCCTTGATTTCATCAAAGCCCTTGTAGGAAACACTCGGCTCAGCATGACCTTCGAGGATGGCGAAGAAGCTGAACGGACGTGTCTTCGTCACCACTCTTACCTTACCCTCCTTTACGAGCTTGTCTATCTCGGCTTCATGGTCTTCCTTCTGCTTCGACAACTCCTACTCCAGGGCATTGATTCTCTCAGTCTTAGTACGGATGCGATTGTTCAAATCGTCGTACTGCACTAAATCTAACCTTACTTCGTTCATAAATCTCATAATTCTATTGGTTTTACTTCTGTAGTCTTTCCACGAGGTCATAGACGTCGCTGACCTTACAGGAGGTCACACCGCCCAGTTCCTCATCGGAGATAGAGATACCGAACTCTCTCTCCAGTTCCATCACGATTTCCACAGCATCGAGGGAGTCTGCACCGAAATCGTCTTCCAACTTGGCTTCCGGTCTTACCTCACTCTCGCTGACACCCAACTTGTCAACCAACACTTCGTTGACCTTGGTCTCAATTTCTTGTCTGCTAAATTTCTTCATTTTAGTTACTTATTTTGGTTACAAATACTGCTCGTACTCTTCCATCTGCTTCTGTGCCGCAAACAGGGCCTCAGTCTCATTCGGGTTGGGAATGTAGAGACCTGCGACTGCACTCGACCAGTTCCGGAACCTCTCCAGAGCATTCGTCAGCTCCAGCGTGTCGAGGTCTCTTGTGCTTCTGAGACGCTTCACCTTCTGTCCGCGCCTGTTCACTCTCTCGACCTCGAAGATGTCCTTGTTCAGCTTACGCTTGAAAATGTCCTGCTTGACCTCCTCCAGCGAATAGCCGAACTCTGATGCGAAGTAACCGAGGCATACATGGAGATACCTGTTCTGCGAGTCAGAACGCTGTCTGTGCTTCTTCTTTACCTCAACAAGGCCGAGGGGTGCCTTGATACACTCCTCATAGACCTTGTTGCAGTACTCCTTGAACTGCTGTCGCTCATACTCATTATGGAGGTTGAACAATGCCATCAGCTTCGGAGGATATAGTTGGCAAAGTGAACTGGCCGACCTGTGATGCGGCTCGTAGAGGTGATGGTCTCAGTAATGATGTCATGCCCTTCGTTACGAAGGTCTTTTATCCTTTGTGCCAGGGCATAGCAACCATACTCACGCAAGGCCTGTAACGGCTCGATGCTTCCAAAACTCTTCAGATGAGCAAGAATCATGCTCTTCTGTGTAGGCTTCTCCTTTTCCATATCAAAACGGCAGATCATCGGCTCCCTCTGGTAGAGGTTCGCCATTAGCGTCAACTTGCGGAGGGAACGGAGCACCTTGGCTTGGAGCCTGTGCGTACTGAGGGACTTGTGCAGGCTGCTGGAACGTGGGCTGGCTCTGTGATGAATACTGAGTCTGCTGCTGTTGCTGCTGCTCTGCAGGAGTAATCTTGAACGCATTGATGGACGTGAAGTACTTCGTCTCTCCCGTCGCCTGGTCTGTGTACTTCGCTCCTCGAAGCGAGAAGTCAACAGTCACCTTCTGACCGACTTGGAAGCCATCCGTGATATTCACGTTCCGGCTGCTCAACTCAAACTTGGGATGGTTCTCCCACGGCTCGCCCGTCTCTGGATTGAAACGAGTGGCATCAAGGACGAACTCCCTGCTTTGGAACGGCTGGCCACCGTTCTTTGACGGCTTTGATACTATCTCGCCTATCAATTCTATCTTACCTGTTATCTGGAATGCCATCTTCACCAAATACTTTCATGTTAGTAATCTTATCTCTGTTAGCCTCCAGGAACTCAATCAGACGCTCGCACTGCTGCGTGAGCATCATCCTTGCCTGCTCATGGTCGTAAGTATAGACCTCCTTGAACTGCGTTCCTGTGATGAGGGGTGAGCGAGACGAGCCACCGCTGAGGACGTAGATGGTGAACTCGAAGCAGTTCACCTCGTTCATCATGCCGGACTCGATGAGCGTGAACGGATATGTGTACCTCTGCCACTTCTTCTGAAAGTCGCCAAAGGTGTAGCGCTTCGTCGTCTTGCAGTCGAACACCTTCATCATTCTGAGGTAGTCGATATAGCCGTGCAACTCCACAACACCCTTAGAGGTCTCAATCATACCCTTCGTGTAGTACTGGCAGATGGAGCCTTTGAAGTACTCCGCTGCCTCGATGCAGAAGTTCTTGTCGAAGAAGAACTCGAAGCCGTCCAAAGCCACATAGATGAACGGAATGCCAATCTTATTGAACTCCGCTATGCTCTCGTCAGGCTTCATTTCCTCTGGGATGATATTCTTGCCCAAGCAGTCAGCCTCATACATGGCTTTCTTCAAGCGAGCGTCAAACAGATCTTCGCCACTGCGCACCGTCTTGATGATGATGGCAGGGTTCGTCGGCTTGCACTTCTTGACCAGGCAATCAAGTATCTCGTTGAACGCAGTGCCCTTGCTTGCTGCCTCGGATGGAGGCATGGGCACCTTGTTCAACTTGTCAAGGAACTCCTGCTTCAGAAGAGCGTCCACTTCCTCCTCGGAGTAGTGGAGCGTCTCTTCTGTCTCATTCCAGTTCAGATGCCATGCGCCTGTCTCGTCTTGATAGAAGAACTCCTCTACCTTCGTATCGACCATGCGCTGGAAAGCATCCAACAGGGATGGAGAAAAAGCATAGTTAGGCTGCATCTTCATAAGTCTTTGACTTAGCGTTCCACTTCAGCTTCAGTTGCTCGACCTTGCCCTTGAACAGCTCACGGGCACGAACCTTGCTGTCCCAGATAATCTCTGCTTCGGCAATGCTCTTCGCAAACTCGTTAGCCGACTTGGCATCGGTGATGTTCTCGATGGCCATCTCGATTTCCTCAAGCAGCTCATTGTAGCGCTTGCGGGTCTCTTCAATCTTCTTCACGTTGGCCTCGTAATAGCCGAACACCTTCTGCAGGGTGTCGTTGACCTGTGTCACGTTACCCTTCTCATCTACAATGACAGGTATCTTCTGCCATGCAGGCAGGTTGCAGGTGTTCTTCGCATAGAACTTCTCCTGTGGAGTCCAATACACGGTTCTGTCAGAGCCTACAGCCTGCACATAACCAACAAGGTCCAGTTCCTTCATGAGGTCGCCAGCGGATGAACCGCCAATCTCGGGACGGACGATCTTCGTCTCACCATCCTTCTCCTCTCGCTCGTGCGCTACGAAGACGATGTTCTTGCCCATCATGGCCACCTCTCTGAGGAAGTTCTGGAACATCACCTTTCTCGCTCCGTAGCCTTTCAGACTGAGGGAACCGTCACGCATACGCATCTTTGAGTCGTTGCGCATGATGAAATCTGACATGTAGTCCAGCATCTTGCCGGCTGTGTCGATAACGATGGTGTTGCAGGGAACCTCACCGCTCTTCAGCTCTTCGAGAGCCTGCAGGGCCTCTTCCCAACTCTTCACTTGCAGCGTAGGACACTGGAACGCTACGTTTACACGCTGTACACCTCCGTCGAAGTCAAACAGGACGGGGTTCGGTGCACTCAGTGCCATGGTACTCTTACCGATACCAGGCTGACCATAGACAAGCATCTTAATGGTCGTTACGAACTCAAGTTCGCTCGGTTTCTTAAATAAACTCATTGCTCTTTGAATTTAACGAATTAAACATATAGAAAACTAAAACACTTTGTTCTTGTTAGCATACTGGATGAACTCACTCTTCTCATGGATGCCAAGCTTCGCATACACAGACTTGATGTGGTTCTTCACCGTGAAGGGTGAGAGGTACAGCCTGTCGGCTATCTCATCGTTGCTGCATCCTTCATAGACCAGACGCATCACGTCCAGTTCCTTCTTGGAAAGCTGGCTGTTGAACTTAGGCATACAGACAACCCCCTCCAAGGGACATTCACCTCTGAGGGGGCAGCTCACCTTCTCGAAGCGGAACGTCGTGTTGCAGTCAATCTCGGCTGTGTCAAGCTTGCCGAAGTTGCACTTGCAGAAACGACGGGCAATCAAGAAGCGGTAGTAGTGCACGTTCATCGCACTCTTAGCATAGAACTTCGAGAGGGCTTTGTAAGCCTCTGGGTAGCATTCCATCATACGCTCGATCAGCATGGCAACAACCTCATCCTGTGTCTCGTCAAGACGCTCGTTCTTGCCGTCAGAGGTGAGAAACCATACCTCGCTGTCAATCGTATAGAACTCTATCCCGTTCATCATCAATCCTCCCATAATTCGTCTGCTGGAATACCTGTCTTTCGGACAAGAATATCGACGTGCTTTCGGTTCTGAGGCTTCATTCCGTAAATGACCCAGTTGCGAACCGTCGCAACTGATACTCCAGCCTCCATCGCAATCTCATTCACGAAGTCAGTCTTAGGATGGACTGCATCGGGAATTTGCAAATAATAGCCCTTGAGGGTCAATTTTTGCACTTTTTCTTGATTTTCTGCTTTACTTTCAAACATTTTTGCTAATTTTGCATTGTTTTTATTAAATGATAGTGCAAAGGTAGCCATAATTTTCGGAATATCCTAAGAATATCCGTAGAAAATGCTATTTTGCAACAATTTTTAACATTATGGGAGTAAAAGACAGGCTATACGACTTCTTAGCCGCCAAAAAGATGAAGCCATCGGCATTTGAGAGAATCTGCGGACTCTCCAACGGCTTCTGTAGCAAGGTGAATGACAACATCACCGATGGAACCCTCTCTCTCATCGGGAAGGGCTTCCCGGAGCTGAACCTCACATGGCTCAAGACAGGTGAAGGTGACATGCTCAGCGACGTGCCGCCATTAGAATATCCTAATGATGGCAACATGCTCGCTATGGTGAAGATGATGGGCGAGTTCATACAGCTCGGCAAAAAGAACGCTGATGCGAACCTCATGAACGCTGAGGCGAACAAGCTCAATGCCCAAAATCTGGAGAGACTGATCACCCTCCTTGAAAGCAAATTCGACTGACTATGGCTATGCGCATATCGCCAGAGGGTGTGGCAATCACAGAGAGGTTCTTCAAGGCCATCGAGATACTGACCGAGGCTGGTCACTTCCGAGGGCTGCAGTCCTTCACGTCCGACCACAAGCTCAACAGGCGCAACCTCCAGCATATTAAGGAGAAGCCGACGAACACCGTTCTGAAACCCGAAGTGCTCGCGCTCCTCCCTAAACACCACAACGTGTCCGCGCTGTGGCTGCTGACAGGCGAGGGGGCAGTGTTCCAGGATGGCACCAACGTACCGCCAAGGATGGTAAGGAAGAACAAGCCCCGTTCCTGACCTCATACGCTTGCCCTCCAGAACTTCACTATATCCAAGCCCGTGTAGAACTTGCGGTTGTTCGACTTCCGATAGCTGCAACTGATGCCCGTAGGACCAGTGTTCGTGTGTCTGCGCAGAGTGTTCCGGTGAACACCAAGTATCTGCGCTGCCTCACCTATGCTGTATCTTGCCGTAGGCGGCACTCTCGGTTCTTCGTTTACCATACTACTCTTCCTCCTCCTTCTTCAACATGGCTGCTGCCTTGTATGCCTTATTCATTTCCTTCGATAGGTTGAGCAGGCGAGGCCAGCCAACTATCTTCACATAGTCACCTTCCTTCAGCTTGAGGATGGTTCTGTACGCAAGGTTCGTCAGAGACCTGTCAACAAGCGTCATTAGGCTCTCGCCGCCATGGAGCGGACGATACCACAACGTGTAGCTGCCAGAGCCGGACTTGCACATATAGAGGCGATACTTCTTGTCTTCGTGCCAGATCGTGGCCGGGAGCATCTGCATGAGCGTGGTGAACGACCACCTCGGCACATTACCTACCATTTCGTCATAAGTCACCACAGGCACACCGATTTCGATGAGCTGCTTGGATTGCTGTTCAGTCGTCCATTCCATACTACTCGTCCTCCATCGGTACATACTTGGTGGTGAAATAGGCAGAGAGCCCGAAGTTCGCAACTGCTATCACTGCGAACAACAGACTCTCGCCACACAAACCTAACAATACAAATGACAGACTGAACCAGACTGTCAACAGCTTTTGCTTGGCTGTCATTCTGTCCCACTGGGCTTCATGCTTCAAGAGGGACCAGATTTCTTTTGTTTCCTTCATTGCTCTTGCCTTTAGATGTTACATATATCGGCAGTTCCGCCACAGGTAGTCACGGAACTCCTGTTCTTCTCTCATGTCCTTCTCAGCCTCAGCCTCAACGTCGGACCAGTCGGGCAGGTGCTCGCTGATTGCCTTTTCAAGGGTGGGGGATGAGTGTTCGTTCTCATGCACGACTGAAACGTTCACGTCACCGAAGCGGGTCAGCTCAACCTCGATGGTTCCGGACTTGCAGTCAAACGAGGCATACGCATTGTCCGATTCTAAGGATGATTCGTAGATGCTGTCATGCACCTCTTTTGCCACTTTAGCGAACAATTTTGCCCTCATTGGTGACATTTCGAGGCCATTTCTGCCTGTTTTCGTTAAAAATCGTGCACTTTGCGTCATTTTTCTTCAAATTTCCTTTGCACTCAAGCACTTTTTTCCTACTTTTGTGCGGTTATATAAATAATGTAGTGCAAAGGTAGCAATTTAATTTAGAATATCCAAAGGATTTCCTAAGAAAATTCTATTTTATGCCAAGATTTAACATTTCGTGCGCTTAAACGTGCCGAAATCGCTCTTTGAAGAATAAATGATGAACAAAACAGCGGCAAGCATACAGGCGAAGTCAAAAAACCTGCAAATAGCCTGCAAATCAGAAACAAGGCTTTCGCAAGTCGCTGGAAAACAACAAAATACGAAGACAGGAGTCACGCCTGGAAAGCGTGTAAACATCAAAAGTGTTTCGGGGGTTCGAATCCCCCTCTCTCCGCTGAAAAGCCGATAGACAAAGGGTTTTGAGACGTTCACCCAAAAGGTGGACGTTCTTACTTTCTGAACAACTTTGCACCATTTTGGCTCAATCTGAACCGAAAAACCTGCAAATAACCTGCAACAAAAAACGGCTCAGAAGCCCGTAAACAGGGAGGTTCAGCGAGATCACCTGCAAGAAACCTGCAAATAGATGGTAACGACAAAGCTTTATCTCGACACAAGGGCAATCAAGCATGGCGAGCCTGCACCGCTCAAGCTGGCCATCACGAAGAAGAGCGACACCGCTCTCCTCTCCATTCATGTCAAGATACTGCCAAGCCAGTGGGACAAACGTATCGGCAAGGTCAAGGACTGCCCGAACAAAGTTCAGCTCAACTCATACATTCAGACTTTGAAGCAGAGAATCGACAACCTACTGCTTCAAATGACTGCAGACGGAGAGCTGACCAAGAAGACTGCCGTCCAAATCAAGAACATCGTTCTGGAGAGGCTTGACCCTATGGCAGAGAACAGCAATCTGTTCCTGTCGCGCTTCAAGGCTTACACCGCATCACGTAAGAAACAGCGCACAAGGGAAATCTACCAAGAGACTCTGAAGCGCATCGAGCAGTACGACACCAAGGCCGGACAACTCTCCTTCGAGCAGATCAACAAGGACTGGCTCACGAAGTTCGACACCTTCCTCATGGACTTCGAGCCGTCACAGAATACCAGGAGCATCCACTTCCGCAATATCCGAGCCGTGTTCAACGATGCCATCGACAACGACATCACAGACAACTACCCTTTCCGCAAGTTCATGGTGAGACCTGTGCCAACCATCAAGCGAGCATACTCCGTCGAGAGGCTGAGGGAGCTGTTCAACTATCCCGTACTGCCACACGAGCGTAAGTACCTCGACATGTTTAAGCTGATATTTTACCTCATCGGAATCAACGTTGTTGACCTCTGTGACCTCGAAAAAGTCGAGGATGGTAGAATTATATACCAGCGTTCCAAAACCTCCAGACCCTATAACATCAAGGTTGAGCCGGAGGCACAGGAAATCATCGACCGCTACAGGGGAGCCAAGAAGCTGCTCAACGTAGCCGACAACTTCAAGGACGCTCACACATACACAAGCACAATCAACAGGGCATTGAAGCAAATCGGACCACGCAGGCACGTCATGAAGGATGGGAAGCGAGTTCTGGAGTACCTGTCTGCCTTTCCTGGTCTTTCCGTCTATGTGGCCAGGCACTCATGGGCAACCATCGCCAACCAGCTCGACATACCGCGCGAAACGATAACTGCTGCCTTGGGCCATTCGTATGGCAACAAGACAACAGCCATCTATATCGCTCCGGACTATCGCAAGGTGGACGAAGCCAACCGCAAGGTCATTGACTACGTTCTTGGTCTGTGACCTTCTCACGGACAAACCTCGTTCCGCTTATCCGCTTGTACTTCACTTTCGGGTCGTAGTTCTTAATCAGCATACGGATCTGGGCATCTGTCAGCTTCGGGCAATCGACCTCCTTGAAGATTCTCGCATCGCCTTGGTGCTCTCCGAAGTTGCGCAAGGGAAAGTGCCTCAGAAAGCCATGTTCTCCGACCATCAGCACGGTCACTTCGTAGCCATCGTTCCAGTTTATACCGAACTGCATACTATCCAGCGTAGTGTTCCATGACCCAATTCACAAGCTGCTCTCTGAGACCGCTGTCAAGGTCGCAGTAGAAGAACAGCATCCTTGCGTCACCTCTGTTCTCGAATGACTGCCACTTCTCTATCAAGTGCTGGGTGAAGTGGTTGTTCTCGCAGTAGTACCGGCCACCGAAGCCAGCAAGCGTTCCACCCCAAATCTCACAGATGGTACGCTCGAAGGGGGTGTGATAGTTGAAGCACCATAGGCTCCACTTCTTGACTGCATCGTTGTGGGCAATCTTCACTGCCTCCAGGGCATCGTTCTTCACGACTACCTCAAGCTGGTTGAAACCTCCGTTCTCAACCACGTTGTTCTCGATGAATGTTTCTGCTTTCATGTTCATTGCTCTTAGTGTTAAAACTTGATTATCTTCGCCCATTGGGCATAGGTGTATTGACCGTATCTCTTGCGTGCTGTCTCATAACTGATGTCAAGCTTGTTCGTTATGGCATACAGCAGCTCCTCGTAGTGCAGCACGGTCGGAATATGTCCGTCACGCTGCTTCAGTAGTTCTTTAAGACTCTCGCTCATATCGCTATCATTTCAATGTTCAACTTGTCGAAGGGAACCATCAGCTCCCCTTGCTTCAGATACCCTGCCTCTCCGCAATGGATAAACAGGTTGCAATATCCTTCCTCACTCGGCATGATATGGAGGAACGGCTTGCCGTCCTTCGTAGCCCACCGATGGGAGGTGGTGCCAGCCTTGTCCGGCTCTGTCAGCGTATAGGTGTGGACTGAGCCATTCGGGAACTTCTTCTCCAACGTCTGCATAGGCTATCTCTCCAATACCTCTCTGAGGGTGTCTAACAATGACTCGAAATCGCTGTCCGCTTCTTCGAGGCTGTCTGCATTGTCGCTGATGGACTGGCCACGCTCACCTTCCTGCAGACCTTCGGGCATGTTGTCGAAGCACTCGCGTTCTTCCTCAGCGATGCTGGCGATTTCCTGCTGAGCCTCCTCGATCTTCTCAATGACGTCTTCCAGCCACTTTCTTCTTGCCTTGTTCATAGTGTCCTCCTTTCTTAGAACGACGGGTCGATGTAGTGTCTCTGCACACCTACCGTCAATGTTACACAACCATTCTCTTTAGGCATGTCCTTCTCTACCCATGTGCCGTTACGTCTGAGGGTGAAGGAACAAGTCCTGTTCTTATTGTACGTCGGCTTGACCTCGTAGCTGCCAGCGTAGTAGTCCAGGCACTCCACGTCGTTGTGCGCAACCACTATCTCCTTCGGACTCACGACCTCGACTATCGTCATGGCCCTGCGGTCACTATAGAGGTTCATCGTTGCACCCAAGCCGACCTTCAGTTCTGGGTTCGCCTCCTTGAAGCAGGTGGCACAAACTTCCGGCCAGTCTTCCCTAATCATGTTGCCGACACGGCACTGGAGGAATATGTCGTACCCCCATCCGTTCAGCTTGCACACGTCAGCCTCATGGCGAATGTCATTCAGCTGCTCTTCTGTCAGTTCGATGTCGTAGGCCTTGCCTTTCCACATCATCTTTTTCGTCTTTACGACCTTTGATTTTGCTTCCATTGCTCTTAGCGTTTAGATGAATGAATCTTGTTTCTTATAACGCTGTAAAGTTAGCCAAAAAATAGCATTTGAGCAAACGAAATCGCACGAAATCGCTGCTGCTACAGATAGTTTAACTTTTGCCGTACTGAGCGTGCAGCAAGGCAGTCTCGAAGTCGTTATAGATGAAACCTCGGCTCTCCATCTGACTCTCTGCATACTCCAGTCGCCATGTCTCTTTCGTGACCTTGCCTGTGGGCTTGCCATTCTCGTCAAGCTCGCAGACGTAGTACACATGGTTCAGATCTGCCACTTCATCATACACCGCCTCATACAGGCTGTCGAGGGAGTCTGTCATGATGTCACCTGCATGTTCGCAGGAAATCCAGTGCTCATCCTCGTCACCTTCCGCAAGAACCTCTATCAGTCCATCATTGCAGCGAACCTTCCATACCCGGAACTCCTGTATGCTGTATGCTCCATCTGGGCAGTACAGGACGTATGCGTTACGCTGCCACTCTCCTTCCGGCAGGAAGTCTATCTCGTCAAAGCCAGCCTTCTCGAAGAGGGCAACGATGGCCTCAAGCATTTCCAGATGCAAGGCCTTCTTCTTCTCGTAAAAATCAATCTTCTTCATACCTCATGCTCTTTGATTACCTGTTGACACGTCTGAAGCACTTGTAATACCTTGTCGGTATCGAACCAATCGTCTGTTCTTACTCCAGACTCCATATCTATCCAAAACTCACCCATACGAGTGTTCTCCAGCAGGAACGACAGCTTCTCGCCTACGTTATCTGGGTTGAAGCCTCCTGCATAGCCTACCTTGCCACTTGTAGGCAAAACCTTTAATGGTGTGTCTATGCCACGACCTCCGCTTGCATCCAACAGGACGCTGATGGTATCTCGATGTGGGAACGGATGCTCTGACCACTTCTTGACCGTTGCTTTATAGACAGGCATATCGTCACCGTCATGCTGTTGCACGATAAGCTCCTGACCTATGACCAGAGGAATCCAGCAGTGCTCGGGGTTGTCCTTCCTGCTCGATATATTCAACTGCACACGATTGAAGATGTCGAGAGAACCGAGCAACAACTCGTCTATCTTCTCCCACTCACCTACTGCTGCATCATGTGCTGCAGAACCACATAGATGGAGTGAGAGGTTCAGACCTCTTCCTCGCAATCCTCGAATGATGTCCGGACGCAAATAGCGGTTCCCGTTCTCGCTCCAATGATAACTTGTCAATACACCGAACTCTACAAGTGGGTACTGACGTTGAATCTCCAACAAGGCATTCATGCTCGTTCGCCAATCAATGCCAGTAAATGTGATATGCTTCAATCTCATAAGTCTTCTTCTTTGATGGTTACTATTTCCTCGAAGTCCTGCAGATCTCTGTCATTGGTGACAACCTGCTTCAACTCCTCAAACTCGTCTCTGTCAATGAGCACCATGTCACCACCTATGATTACACGCGCATGGTTCTCGTAGTCGGCATCTTCCAACTGGCTCCAGGCAGTATCTAATATCTGCTGGGCGATTGCAGGCAAATCAATCATGGCTTACCTCCTTCACTTCTACGATGTCGATAGTGTTGTGACCGAAGCAGTACACCTTCTTGCACATTTCACCTGCCTCTTCCGGAGTGGGCGCATAGAAGTTCGAGTGCTGGTCAACGGCACACTGGCTGTCCTTGTAAGTCACTTCCCAATACTTCCAGCCTGCAGGCACCCGGTTCTTGGCCTCTGCCTTGAACTGCTGGAGCATCGCATTATTCACGTTGAAGAAATCCAGACGCTTCTCCAGGTTCTCGACTCTGTGAATCAAGTCACCGATGTAGAAGTCGCTGTGCAGCTTCCTGTAGTTCTCCACTGTCTCGTTCTGGAACTCGGCTATGGTGCTGAGACCGCTGTGATGCTGCTCAAGCTGCTCATAATACCATGCTGACCGCTGGCGGTCGTACTCGTTCGCTTCTTCCTGCATTTCCTGCAGGATGGCCGTCATTTCTTCAACGGCTGCTTTCAATCTGCTTCTTTCCATTGCTCTTTTACTTTAGATGTTAGACACTATATCAATTCGACGTACTGGAGGCTTCCCCAATCATCGAACACTCTTGCTGTCATGTCAGCCTCATCCTCCCACCATTCCGTGTGCTGGACTCCGTAGCCAGAGGACTGGAACACTGGCTTGTCAAGATGAACTCTCACTCCCTTGGAGCAGACGACCTCTTCCGGCTCACCTTCTGCTATCCTCTTCGGGTGGTTCTTCGTCTTGCCCTCGACTGTTGCTACAATCGTACCTTCGCCCTTATACAGGCCTTCGGTTATCCGGACTCTCTTACCGACTAAGCTCTGGTTTACTTCTGCTGTTTTCATTGCTCTTTCATTTAGATGGTTTTGTTTCTTATATCAATGCAAAGATAGCCATTTTTTTTCATTTGACAAAACGTTTTTCAAATTATTTTCTCTATAAATCGCTGATACACAAAGATTTAACTTTTGCTCACTTTTAACGAAACTGCTTCAAGACACCTAACCGAGTTTAGCGCAAGCTAAACCTCGGAAAAACGACCTCGCGGATTATGAACGAAGTGAATAATCCTATATATTATCATTCTTATATATTCTTATATTGTGCTCGTTTGTTGCCCTGTTTGGTGCCTCGTTTTGTGTCCGTTTTTCGGCTTCTTGTAGCCCCGTTTTTCAGACACCTCTTCCGTAATGTATTGTGGTAGTGCAAGTTACAAGCAATTCTTGTAGCCCCGTTTTTTCCGTTCTTGTAGCCCTGTTTGCCTATCCATGTTGAACACATTTTCCGTTCCGCTTGTTGCCCCGTTTTTTCGGTGTGCAACTCGTAAGACATTGTGGGAGTGCGAGTTAAGACCGATTTTTGTTCACCTGTGGCATCATCAAAAACGAGACCACAAGAAACTTGTAGCCCCGTTTGCTGTCTGTTTGTACGTCCGCCAGCTCAGACCTTGATGGCCATGAGCACTTTCCAGATTTTCTTTCGGTAGCGGAACAAAGTAAGCAACACAAGCACATAGAAGCCGTAGGACTTCGTTTGCTCCCACCATGTCTTCTTGCGCTCGACCTCCTTGGTGATGGTTCGCGTCCGCCATTTCGTCTCGACACGTATGCTGTCCTTTGAGACGATAGGCTTCTGGAACTCCACAGGCTTTTCCTGCGGCTTGGTGGCCAGCGAGTGGAACAGGGTGCCGTCTGGGTTGATACGGGCATCGGACTCAGCGTACTCGTTCTCCAGATGGCTCGTGCTGTCCTTGACCGTCACCTCTGCCGACTGAGCAGGGATGGTGATGTAGGTCGTGTCCGGCACATAGACGATCTTCTCCTTGACCTCCACCCTCACGCTGTCCCTGGTTTCGTTCACTACGTCCTTGTGACTTCTGCAGGAGCCGAGCAGGGCGCAAAGGAGCAGACCTACGAAGATGGCTGCAATGTAGCCGATGGCTGTGCAGCATCCAAGCTTCTGTGCATCATCCGGCTTCATATCCTTCATCAGTTCGGGATTGAGCCAGTGTTCGTTGGGGTTCATGTAGTCCATCATAACTTTACCGATTTAGATTCTTGACCAGAAGGCAAGCCACTTCGAGCTGTCGCTCTTCTTGCTGAGCTGCTTGCCGTTGTCTTCATAAACATAGGAGTCGTTCCAGCCTACCACACCTGGGCACAGCTTTCCCGACACGTCATAGTGGCGAACAACGTTGCTCTTAGGAACACCGTACTTCTTCATCAGATGCCTTATGAGCTTCAGAGCGTTGTCGAGTGAGGCCTCCGTGAAGTACCATCCTTCATGGTTTGCATAGTTGACAGAGAAACCGCTCTTCAGATTGGAACAGACCTCTATCGAGATAGTGTTCCTGTTGGTGGCCACACCATAGAGCCTGCCACCGCCCGAATATGGGTTCTTCTTGTCGCCCACGCTCCAGCAGTAGTAGTTCTGCAGATCTGGATTGATTTGCACGATACTACCATCATCCACCACGAAGTCAGCAGAGGCTTTACGCTTCAAGAACACGTTCCTCGCGTTGAGTGCCGTGCCCTTTCTTGAGGTGCTGCCTGCCGTGTAGTGGACGGCAATGTACTTGATGGGCCTGTTCCTCAGAGGTGTGATATGGGTGCTGATATATCCCTTCGTGATGGCGAGACCGCCATTGTCTTCGGGAAACAGGAGCGCCCAAGTCTGGTTACCGACTATGCCATCGACCTTCAAGCCTTTGGCCTTCTGAAACGCTTTCACCGCATCCTCCGTCTTCTGACCGAAGATGCCGTCTTGCGGATAGAGGTGCAAGGCACCTTGCAGCGCCTTGACCTCCTGTCCTTTACTACCTTTTTTCAAAACCATACTTAATAGCCGTTTTGAGGTTCACGATTATTACATTTCTTCCGAATGCAGCGGTACATCTGAAGGTCTAACTCCAGCTTGGCTTTCTCCTGCAGGAGCTTCGAGTTTTCATCCTGCACCTTCCGCAATCGCTGAGTCTGCTCTACGAAACGCTTCTCCTTCTCCGCATCCTGCATAACCTGTTCATGGAGCTGTTCCTGCAGGAAGGTTATCGTCTCTTTGAGCACACCGAACTCCACGCTGTCGGCTTCCGCCTCTTCCTTGCGCTGGTTCGTCTTGCGGTTTAGGAGGTACTTGATGGCCTCCCAACCGCCAAGGGCTGTAGTAACAGCCGCGAATACTTCTAATACTACACTGAAATCCATTTTTACGTTAAACAAATGATTCAACCATAACCGGCTCCACCTTCACGACCGCAGTGCAGATAGAAGCCAACAAACTACCTTACCCAAGCGAAGCGCTTCCTCTTTGAGAGGTAGCCTTCTTCTGACTGGTGGGCATAGGCTTCACGCTCGAAGCATACGCTCCGATATGCCTGGTGCCACTTCCAGCACCTAACGAACTGCCAAAGGAATGACAGGACGTAGATGGGCAGGAAGAACACATACAGGCACTCCTTCCACTGCTCAGAGTGTATGGCCTCGTGATTGATGAGGGTCGTCGTGACTCGCACTCCTTTCCTCACGAACACGAGGTTGCCGATACACATGGCAGCATAGCCCTTGAAGGGGATGATGTTATTGAACACAAGCTTCATCACACACCTCCTTTCAGAGCACGCTCGAAAGCGTCAATCACACATGGGCTGCAGATCTTCGAGAAGTCTCTTATCATGGCAACTTCCATGTCGTTGTACTCCGTCTCTGCATCGCCATTGTAGATTTTCAGAGCAAGGGCATGAGCCTCGATGCCTCTCCCCTCTGTATAGATGAGGTTGGCGAAGTCCTTCCTGATGCTCTGAACTACACCGCCCTCTTTGTCGAGGGAGGTGTAGATTTTCATTTCGTCAAAATTGATTTTCATGACTAATAGTTCGTCCAATCGTTCATGTTAAACACCGCGAAGCTGATACAACCGTCGTTCCTTGACTGGTCGTCAGAACACTGCAGGGTGAAAGCGCTGACATATCCGGAGCTGTCAGTCTCTATGCTCTCGACCGAGCAGAACAGCATATTACTTCCGTTATAGATATAGCCTACAGGAGTGGCCAGCACAAGCAGGTGGTTCGTTGACAGCTTCCATGATGTAGGCACGGTAATCTTGTACAGACCCGTGTTCGTCCTCGATATGGTGATGCTCGATGCGTCGAAGGCCTTCAAGTAGTTTCTTGTCAAACCGCTCGGAGTACCTGTAATCTTTCCGTACATCAGACACTTCGCACCGACACCATACTGGGCATTCGTCATGAAGTCAATCCTGTTCAGAACTATCCAACCGAAGAAGGTACTGCCGTCACCATAGCCAAGCAGCTCGACCACCTCGTTTGAAATGCTGATATGGTCAACCTCGTGACCGTTCTCCCAAATCGGGTAGGTGTTGTAAGAGCTGTTGTCACGGAAATAGACCGTAGCCGTTCCGTTTCCATAGGTGTTGCCCCATTTACCTGCAACAAGTCTGATGGTTCTACCGCTCATATTGGCTGGGTTGCTTCCCATCATCATATTGAAGGTTCCCGTCACGATGGTCACGGTTCCAGACGAAGAAGACACCAGCGCAAGGTTGTCGCCATTGTAGTCCGTGGGTATGTTGTCAGTCCTGCAGAAGGGGTTTCTGACTGAGCCTGTAATCTTACCCATGATAACCGCGCCATTGGCATACAGCTTTCCTGCCAGGGACACCTTGAACGGAGCGTTGGCTCTGTTCGCATAGGTGGCGCCCACCCACAGAGGATAGTCGTCGTTGCCGTTCTCAGCACCGCCCATACCAGCGGCTACCGTTCCGTTTGCATTGGTGACAAGGATGCGGTTGCTCTTGGCGAAGGTAATCTCGGCATTCGCACCTACGATGGTGTTCACCAAAAGAGTGCTTATCCTCGAACCTTCTTCCCAATAGCTGTTGCCACCGCTTGTCGGGCCTGTGCCGTTAGGTACTACCATACCCTTCTTCTTGACGAAGTAGCGCTTCCACTCACCGCTGACTGATGAAGCCACATAGTCGCGGCTCGTATCATTCCATTGGTAAGGGGTGGCAGGTGACTCTACCCATACACCTCTGTCGTTCGGGAATCCGGTTTCCTCGATGGCAAGATCCACGGGGTCATTGTCATTGGTCACGTAGCCTGTAGCCTGTGTGCCCTCTTCGAGCTTAGGCATACAGACGTATATGCCGTTGCAAGCCTCGTGCATCCTTATCAAGAACTGCTGGCGCTTGTTCGGGATATAGCTTCTCGTCTTGAAGACCAACGTGTGCTTCGTCCAGTCCTCAGTGAGCTTGAACTCCGCTCCGTTGTCGGTAGGAGAGGTAGAGAGCATCTGACCGTCCAAGATACGACCTGCTGAGGTGTCAATGGCTGTGTAGCTGGACTGCTCGCCATTATTGCAGTTCGGATAGAGGTACGTCCTCATCCTCATGCCCCTATCGACACGATAGTAGTTCACACGGGCTGTCTGGCCATCGACGGGGCTATTGCCTCCGTTAGGCTCCAAATAGACGTATGCCATGATGTTGTACCATCCTGTCGTCGGAACCGTGAAGGTGGCGCTGGCAGTAGTGGCAGACGTGGCTTCAATCTTCACCGAAGCGATTGTGCTGCCCCATCCGTCATTCTCTCCGTCACCATAGACGAACACCCTCAGACTCTTTCCTGCGTTCTTGGCTGCAGAAGAGACATAGCCGTTCACCCAAATGGTGTTGGTCACACCTGCCTCGAAGTAGATGGGCTTGACCCTTGCGAAACCATAGGCATTGCTGGTCTCATTCTTCGTAATCTGAATGTAAGGCTTCGACTTTGCCCAGAAGGACAGCGTGTACCACTTGCTCGCCTTGAGAGGCTGGTCACCGTCCGGTTCCCATACAGACTGCATCAGCAGCTCCTTGATGGAAGAGCCGTAATCGGGATCACCGACGTATGAGTTCCTGCCTCCAGTACCTTCAGAGGTTGAGCCGTTCTTCGTCAGCCAGGCATCCATCTTGTTAGCGATGAAAGCTGTCTGCTTCAAGATGTTCGCATGGGTCTCAGAGGAATCCGACTCGCTGTCAGAGCCTACCTTGAAAGGTGTGCTCCATGCCGTGATGGTTCCTGCTGCATTGTACGTCTTAGCGTTGGACTGCCAGACGTCCATCTTGCCACAGGCGAACTTGGCATAGGTGTCTGTATTTCCGCCTCGATAGTACCTCACAATGATGAAGTGCGTACCTGCGTAAGGCACGGTCACCTCAATATCTCCAGTGTCCTGGTTGCTTCCGCTCACGCTACGCATGTAGTCGGTTGCAGGAACCGTCGCATCGAGGTTTCCGATTCTTATGTACGAACCGCTGCCGAGCGTTGCCTTCACTCTGAGGTACACTTTCTGGTTGCTCGCTGTGGTCACGAACGAAAGGGTCTCATGAACGTACTGATACGTTCCGACTGCAGGGGCACGCATGAAGCCGTCCGTGTCTCTGAACCAGTCACCTTGGAGGTCTATCTTGACATCATCCTGCACGAATGGGTCGTCATGCCATGCGAGGGCACCGCTACCCTGTGGGCTTGCACCCGTAGGAGTGGCAGGCTGAGCGAACGACAGGCGATAGATGGCCTTGGCTGCAGGACCAGGAGAACCGCTACCATTCGTCGTCTTGGCGATGGGAATGGTCTCGCTGTCATAGGTCATGGTTCCCTTCTTCAGCGTCACAGCGATATTCGATGCCGTGTTGGCAAGCGAGCTGCTGACAGCGAAATCGAGGCCATAGCTCTTAGGTGTTGAACCCGAGAGGCTTCCTGCATCCGGAGTGACGACAATCGACAAGCCGTACTGATTGGCTCCGTTGAAGTCGTCAACCAGCGTCCTGTCACCATTCTGTGCCGTTCTCCAGATCTCAGCAATCACGGTTGCGGAAGACGCGCCATTCACCAAACCCGTGGTGGAGTTGTACGTCAATGCCGCAGGCTTCAGAACCAGCTCATACTTATCGACACCTCTCAGCTTCTTCAAGGTGAGGGTGGCTTGATAGTCGTTATCGCCATAGTGAGCATTCACCACCACCTTGCCCTGTGAGGCAGACAAGCCGTTGACCTTCACGAGACCATTGGAGCTTATCCATGCTGCCGTGGGATAGTTGGAGCGTGAGTAGCTGCTGCTTGTCGCTGCACCGTTGTTCATCATCGTACAGCCCTCGACAGAGGCGATGCTCCATGTGATGCCGCTCGTCACCTTGTTCGGTCCTTTATAGAGGCTTCCCGTGCTGACCACGACATCGGAAACAGGGTTGTCGGCACCATCGTACAGGATGGAATCGTTCTCGTTATCCAAGTCGAGCATGATAGCATCCTTGCCCTCTCCGTCAGAGGTCTTGCTGATAGGCACCGTCTCGACATCGAGAATGACATTATCCGAGTCAAGAAGCTCATACCGATAGGCATAGTACATGTTCGCATACAGGGTCTTGTCTGCACCGCTGTTGTACTTGCCGTCCTCAGTTCCGTCCGTGATGGACGAAGGGCCTCCCCATGTACCTCCCTGTGTCGTCTGCCAGTAGTACCTCAACTTCAGACCATAGGTGGAGAGACTGGCGACAAGCGACCGCGCTCCATTCTGGCCTGTGCGGTACACCTTGACATTCACCGCCTGCTGCTGGTTCGTGGCTTTCGTCGTGTTGTACGTCAGCGCATTTGGAGAGCAGACAATCTCGAACTTATCCACACCGACCAGTTTCTTGATGGTGATTTTCGCCCTATACTGCTGGCCTCCGTAGGTGGCGACAGCCACGGCACTGCCGGACGTTGCGCTGATAGCCGTGATGGTGACAAGTCCGCTGCCGTTGATGGAACCCGTGACGTTGGTCTTATCCACCAAGTCCCAGTTCGTGACGTCAGAGGTCTTATCCTCTCCGGCATCGAGCAACCTTGCCTGTGAGGTGACGTTACCCGACAGCTTGTTATTCGCCCCGTCATACAGCATCGAGTCATTTTCGTTGTCGAGGTCAAGGATGATGGCACCAGGACCTTGGCCACCGTTCTGTGCCTTGTTGATGGGGATGGTCTCTCGGTCAACCTCACTGCCGTTCTTGAAGAGCACGATGGCGAAGTTCGTCCATGCCGCTGCCTCTTCTGCAGTGATGCTTGCCGTTCCGTTACCGCTGGAGTTGAAGGTGATACTCCTTGAGTTCGTGCTCGCTCCGTTCGGGTATAGCTTGGCAGTAAGCGTATAGGTGGCCATGGTAGTGACCTTCGTGCGTGAGCCGTTTTGTGCTGTCCTGTACACATTGACCGCTATATCGGTGTTGGAAAGCACACCTGTCGTCGTATTGTACGACACAGCGTTGTGGTTCAGCTGAAGCTCATACTTATCCACTCCCACGAGCCTCTTGATGGTCATTTTTGCCGTGTACTCCACGTTATTGTAGGTACACTTGACAACGACCCAGCCGCTATCTCCCGTGAGGCCTTTCACGGTCAACACCTGTCCGCTGATAACCGCATTGGCGGAGGTGATGGACGCGCTGCGTTCCTTGATGGAGAATGTAGGCAGGTTGGAGGTTATCTTCTGACCATTCGAGTAGAGGCTGATGTTACTCGTCACCCATCCGCTGTTACCGCCTATGAGGTTCCCTGCTCCGTCATAGAGCATGGAATCGTTCTCATTGTCGAGGTCAATGTACGTCGAGCCTTTGCCGTCGGCACCCTTCACGGCACTGATATGGTAGTACGTGTCCGGACTGCCGTTGTTATAGTTCACGACCGTCTTGTTCCATTGGTACGGGTACTCGTCAGTCGGAACGGCTGCATGCTGCTCGTCCTGCCACTGGTAGTCGCCACGCTCCGTCAAGTCTGCCAACATGCTCTCCACGTCATTGTGGGAGCTGATGGTGTACGTCTCGACGATGCTGGAGATACCCTTGGCGAAGTTGCCTATTCTGACAGGACGTGTGACATACTTGTTGCCTCGGCTGTCGTAGCTGATCTCGAAGTTCCAGATGTACGGGGTGGAGTTGTTTGCCGTAGGCTTGGACGTGCTCCATGAGCCTGTCACGTTACATGCCTCACCATTGGCATAAGTAGCCACACCGTCCACGAAAGGCTTGGAGTTGGGATAGCCCGAAGGAGCATTGTCACCATCGTTAGACACGCAATAGTACTCCTGGCACCCTGCATAGTATGAGCCTTGGCCTATCTGAGCCACGTCATAGCTGATGGCGGTGTCTTGGTTGCTGTACGTCACTATCGTCCGAGTGTACAGCCAGTAGTCGTTCACGAGGTTGGTAGGGAACGCTCCCCAGTCGCTTTCTGGGAAGTTCTCCGGTGCCGTGTTCGTGTTGGCTTTCTGACAATACTTCGTGACAGACGAAATGATACCTACACCGTCAATACCCATCCTCGACACGGAATAGGAATCGGTGTGCGTGCCATCCGAATAGTGAACATGCGTCCACGTCCACAGGTAGTTGCCATTGGCTACCGTGGGTACTGATGTCTTCCAGTCGCTCGACGAGTCCGCAGGATGGGTGGTGCCGGAGTTGCTTGAGGCATACTTCGTGAAGCACAAGGCTTGCACGATAGTGACTCCAGTACCAGGTGCTCCATCCTGCGCAGCCCATCGGACAGGAAATGCTCCTTTGATTTTCATAGGCGCTTACTGATAGTTGCTGATTACCACATGAGCGGCATTGGCACACTCACGGCGGAACTCACAGAAGGAAACAAACGTCTCGATGTCCTCGGTGTTCAAGGCTGACTTGAACGTTGCCCAGCTGCTTGAGTTCTTCACGGCATTGATGATGTTCTCCACGGAGTTCATCAGCAGTCCGAACTCATCCTTCTGGGCGAAGCCGGCTTCAATCAGCTGAGACTTGATGTGACCGTAGTCCATCTGGTGGTCGATCTCCACGGGAATGAAGGAGAAGCCTTGCTGCTCCTGTCCGTTCTCGTCGTTCTCCACAGCCTCTTGAATGTCAAGGCAGACAATGCGAGTCTCTTTGTCAAAAACCTCGGGGCGGTTAGTACTGAACCGTCTCTGTAGATGTCCTGTATTCATGTTCTTTACAATTTTTGATGTTACTTAAATTCTACCTCAGCACCCGTATCTTCAAAGACGACCTTGCCATCCTGCTCGATAACCTTGCGGCCATCGACCTCCAGGATCTCGGTCTGCTCCTCGTCGATACCATAGTGCATTGAACCCTTGTCGATGAACACGGTCTTCAGCCGAGTGACCTTGTTCTTCGTCATGTCAGCGAAGAAAATCTTGATGTCTATGGCATTCACGATAACCTTGTAAGTGTCACCCATGAACCTAACACGGACAGCATAACGTCCCTCGCCTTGAGAAGTCTTCACGTTCGGAACCCACCGAAGGCACTCGACAGGCTTCTTGAGCAATGTCTGCATGCCTATCTTCGGGTCGTCGATGAATGGAACACCATTGGCGTCCAGACGCTCGGTGCGCTGGATGCCTGCTTTCTTGTACGATACACCCATTTTCTTCTTAGGTATCTGTCTGCCGGTCTTGACGCTCCACAGCTTCTTGCAATGGCTGTTACCCCATTTGAGCATTCCCCATGCGGCATCGTCCAACTCCCTCAGACGCTTCCCGTTGGTGACCTGCTTGCGGTGATGGAGCCAGCGTCTCTTGTCTGACTTCCTCCACCACATGTCGTTACGGACACCGTAGAACACGAAACCCATCATATCCACACCTTCCTCGATGCGGTGAATCTTCGGCTCATGGAGCACGAAGCCGTACCGCTCCTTGAGGAACTTAGCAGCCCTCTTCATCTTCCTCCGAACCTCTCCCTTCGTCTCGCCCGTGAAGAAGAAATCGTCAAGGTAGCGGACGTAATCCTCCACCTTGTTCTCTTCGAGCATGAAGTGGTCGAAGTCTGACAATACCAGGTTGCCTGTGCTCTGACTCGGACGGATGCCGAGGGGTATGCCTATACCGTCCTCAGCGAACCGCACGAAGGGTTCTATGAAAGCGTCAACAAATCTCTCGTCCTTAAACAGGCGAACCATCTTCTCCCTAATCACGGAGTGGGGAATGTTCTCGTAATACTTGCAGATGTCACCTTGCCCGTACCACCGAGTCGTGCCGCGATACTTGCGGACGTTCTTGCGGATCTGCAAGGCACAGGCTATCTGCCCGTACCCCTTACGGCTTGCGTATGTGTGCCGTATGAGTGTCCTGTCTATCCTTCTGTCAGCGGCCATCGTAAGCAGCTGGTGCTCGATATGCGACGGATGGAAATGCACCTTCGCAATGTCTCGCATCTTGTCCTGTCCGCTCACCCGCTTCTCGTGCATGTACTCATCGGTACGCATACGGCCGTCGAGGACCATACCCTGTATCTCGATGAGGTTCTGCCACCTGTTGGCGACATGACGGACGACTCCGGGATTGCGCATCTTGCGCTTCGTGGAAATGTTCTCAGCCTCCACGATGTTGTCCCAGACGGACATCTGCTCATATATGTGACCTGCTCTCTTCATTCTTTCGCTTGCTATCGTCTCTGTGTGAAGCGTTCAAATCCATTTCTATGGCTTACTAACACCACGGGCGGCTGGGCTGACCCTATTCCGCGCAAGGTGAATGTTGTTCCGACCAACACGTGCTATACATACACTGCACGCTGCCGAGGCTCAAGGTATGCGGATGCTTTCCCATGACGCAGTACTAACACCCTGTAGTTTTTCTTGTCTAACGTAGTTAGGCGAGCCGAGATGTTCGCGTTCGAGTTCGACCAAGCGTTGTTCGAGTTCGCATAAGCGAGACCGCAATTCGACCCGTTGTTCGAGTTACCGCCCCAGATCCACAGCTTCAATACCTTTATACCTACCATCGAAGTAATGGCTTTTGAGAGATTTGTTCCTTCGGTCGTCTGACCTGCAGAATTGTTAAACTTTCATTCTTTGTTACTGATTATTACTTTAGGAAAGCGGAGCGCCCTTTCGGGCGCAACGCGACTGCTTAGGCAGCCGCGAGTTCCGCCAATCGACTTGCTGACACCTTTTGCAGGGAACCATAGTAAGCAAGGCGAGCCGAGATGTACGCGTACGAGGCCGACCAAGCGAAGTCCGAGGCCGCATAAGCGAGACCGCAAGACGACCCGCGGTACGAGGGACCGCCCCAGAGCCACAGCTGTCCTGCCTCTGCGTACCAGAAGTTATCGCCATAGCTTACACCGCTGAGGGATTGCTTAGGTATCATATAGACTCCTTGTCCCTGCTGGCTCTCGATGATGTTCATGCCTGTGACGGCACTTGTGGCACGTGTCAGCTTGACATGCTCCACATGGGCAAACGACTCAGCCGTAGGAGTGCCGGTAGGTAGCCAGTTGTTTCTCCAGCAATAGACATCAGTGCCTACAGAGCAGAGACCCTGTACCATTTCCCACTTCTGACCCCAAGGGTTCTCGAAGCCTGCCACGTTGACACAATGGCAAGTGTTGCTGTTGGCATCCGTGGTGGCCACGTTTCCGTCATAGTCACCGAGACTGAGGACGATACCTGTCTTGATGTTCTTCTGACCGTCGAAGCCTCCGCTGTTCTCCGTTCCGTCGAGACCGACACCCCAGATAGGTGTGTTGTCCTGTCCCTTGCAGTTCTGAGAGTCACGATAGGCATACTTCGCCATCATGTGGAACAGCAGGTGGTTACGGAAGTCGAGGTTCGCCAAGCCGTGGTTCTTGCTCCTTGCCTGTGCCTTCGTCCAGAACGCATTGATGGTGTTGCTGTCAGCAGTCACCAGTCCGGGGAGGCTTCGCAGGGCGCTCGACACAACGCTTGCCTTGAACTTGCCGACAACCATCTGAGGGATGATGTAACCGCCAGGCAGCGGAACGAGAGACAGCCACAGCCTTGCGATGGTGGTGGCACCGACCGTCACCGTCTGAACACGTCCGTAGGTCTGAGGGATAATCTTCATGAAGTCGCAGTTCGCATAGGTCGAGATAATCGTCCCGTCGTTCTGCAACAGGTAGTCGCCTTCCGCTGTGTAGCGGTTGTCGTTCCTGTTCAGCTCGCAGTAGTTGCCATTCTTATCCATGAGAATACTTACAGCAGAGTCTTCCCAAAGCTGGCGCATGTGCATGTTACCACCTACATCTACACGGGTGGAACCGAGGCTTGATGCCTTGTTCACGTCTATGTAGAACGCAAGGTTGTTCAATACTTCCTCATCGTTGTCGTTGAGGTGCTGGCGGAACTCATCAATGGTCATCTGGGCCACCGCTCCGCCAAAGTTCCCGAAGATGGAGTTGCTGTCACTCATCTGGTGAACGTAGGGCTTGTTAATCAAACTTTTACTCATAATACCTGTTATTTAGGAGTTTAGAAATCTGCTGTCACCTGCACATCTGCATCGGCATGATATGCACCTTCGCCAGTGCCCACGAGGCAGTAGTCCGGAGTCACCGTAACCGTGGCACCGACACCATCGCTCTTCTTGCACTCTCCGATGGCATTGAAGACCTGCCAGGCATACGACACGTTGCCCGCGTAGGCATTGCCGTTCTTCGTCACAGAGAGGGTATAGACAGCGTTGTGCCCGATACCGCAGTAGTTACTGCCTGCATTGGACGGGGTGTAGGCAATCTGGTACTCGTCGGCAATATCGTTGATGCGCTGGCTGTCCTGTGCCACAGCATTGCCGTTCAAGAACAGCTTGGCGATGAAGATGCTGCCACCTTCCACCATAGCCCTCGTCACGGTCAACGTGCTTGCCGTCTGACCACTGATCTCCGTGCCGTCTTGGTACCACTTTATCGTGTAGCCGTTGCTGCCGATGGTGACGTTATCCGTACCATACATGCCGACTGCCGTGAGGGTGGCCTGCGTATGGGTCTCGTCAAGCTCCACCCTGTCAGTCGTAATCTGAAGGATATGCGAGTCGCTGCCTGCCATCTGAATGAGCACATCGACGCTGCCCCTCACACTGTCCGTGTAAGAGTTGCTGATGTAGCTCACCTCATAGGTTATCTGCTTGTTAGCGATAGCCTGTGCCGAAGCGAGGTTGCCCACAATCTTCATTTCATAATACTGGCCGTTGATACGCGCCTGGAACCTGCTGTCATTGGATGCCGTCACCCATGTCGAGCCGTTCAGCGTGAAGTTCAACGTCGTGCCGTCATAAGCCCAGTTCACACCCGTTATCTCAGCAGGATAGCCGGCACTCGACCGTACTCCGAGCTGGATGATGGGCTGTGCATTGAGCACCGCAGTCTGCGCATCACCTGTCTTGCCTGTCGCATCCCAGTCGGGGCTTACGGCACCGCTGTTGGGGTCAACGACTTGGAACAGGGCTGCACCAGCTCCGTTCCTGTTGATGATGTTGCGCGTGACAATTACCTGGTCTCCGTTTCGTAGGAAGCGGACGGAGAAAGCCGCACCTGCTCTACTCATTTCGTTCTAATCTTTTTATTTCGTTAACCACTTCGGCCTGACTCATCACGACACCCTGCAAAGTCCTTGCGGCCTCCTCGATGTCATTGTTGACAAGCCGTAACTCATTCTCGTTGACCACCATCTTCGTGCCGTTGACGATGGTCTTGTGGAGGGCTGGCTTGAAGCCGTACACCTCGCCTAACGCTGCGTCAATGATACTATACAACATATCAGTCTATCAGAAATTCGTTGTTCTCATCGGTAAGGACGTAGCCATCCTCATCCGTTATCAGTTCTCTTGCGTCATGGGCATCGAGGTTGAACCACAGGTCGAAGAAGCTGTCATTCACCGTCACACCGATTCCGAGGTCCTTGACTGCTGCAGCAAGGTTGACACCTCTCTGCCACGTCTTGGCCTGTGCGTACTTCCATGTGCCGCTATCATTGTACTTCGCCTGCGTGAACCACTCTATCAGATAATAGCACTCGGGGTACTCCACGAGCCTGTCCTCCAAGTTCAAGAGCACGGAGTTGAAGTATTCGTCCTGCGAGGGGCTTATATCAGCCGCTCTGAGAGGTTTTCCGAAGGTCGGCATGGTAGTAGCCGTGTGAAGACCAATCGTGGCTCTGGCGATGATATTTCCGCCTTTCAAGAACTGCACCTCGTACTCTGCCTTGGCGATCATCCTCATGTCGAACTTGACCGTAGGGAAGGTGGCAAGCAGAAGCTCCGGACTCGCCTCGCTGTTTGGAGTGAGTGCCGTGCTCTGTCCGAGCTTCACCACACGCATGGTGATGTCGTTCTGGAGCGTCGTTATCTGCGAAGTGCCGAGAGAGAGCAAGACGTTGACGCTCTGCTCATAGCACTTGCCTGTCACATAGTCAGACCTCGTGCCTGTCACAGCGATACCTCTGGCCACCTTGTGCTCATAGAGCAAGAGGTCGTCGAAGAGGGGGTCATACTCGACACTTGGTTTATCCACCGAGCAGGTATAGACGTCCTCGCCCTTGTCTGTGCAGGTGAGGGCGATGTCGTCACTCTCCACAGCGTAGGCGATGCCTGTGCGCCAGTCAAGGAACTTGGCTCTGAAGTGGAGCACAGCCTTGGCGGATGCAGCGAGGTTCTTCTTGATGGTCAAGGCACCTCTGAGGTCTGTCGCGCTGGTGTTGATTTCGTAGTCAGTGTTCACCGTCCATACGTCTGCGATAGGCTGCTCGTCCACAAGCCACTCGATGGTGTCAAGCGACAGGTTGGCATTGGCTGCTCCGTGCTGGAAGACATTATCCGGGTCGTTGGCTCTCACGTCGGGGAAGACGATGGTTGGTGTCAGCGACCTGTCCGGCTCGTATGCAGGAGAACCCGAGAGCACCGTGATACTCTGTACGCACGGCGACTGAGGGGTAAGGCAAACCAGCTGACAATGCACTGTCAGCGGTTCAAACTTGACGCGCGTATGCGTCCTCTGTGATTGAAATGTATTCTCGTTCATATCAACTGAAATAGTTTGCTGTTGCTACTGCTGTCAGATTATTCGCATCCGAGGCCTCCACCGTGAACACCGCGACAATCTTATGGATGCCGTCGATGCCCAAATCATTGAAGCTGATCTGGAAGGGGTTCGTCACCTCGGTATGCTGAGCGTTCCACAAAGCATCTGATGCCACGTCGCCAGTGTTCCTCGTAACCGCAATGTGAGTGAACTGACTTGTCACGTCCTCACCGTAGCCGTTGAGAACGCTTACTGCGACATCCTCGGTCTCATTTGGAGCCAGTGAGCCGCCTAAAGATTGTTCAATGAAGCAACGATAGGATATGCGCTCGAACTGGTCTAATTGACCGAATATATAGGCATTACCGAACACTTGGCCATATCCGTGGAATGTTTTCGTGTATGGCTGTCCTGCGCTGTCGATAGCCGGCATACTGAAACCCTCGATGTGCCCGTGAATCTCGTAGTAGTTCTCGGGCTGGAACTGCCATGTGCTGACGTTCCTCAGCGAGAGGCTGTACTCCGTGGTGGTGTAGGTGAAAGCCTGACGTGCCGTGTTGCTGATATTGCCTCGGCCAGCGAAGTGCATTCCGACGAAAGGATGGAAGCCGTTACCTCCCTGTGCCTGGCCTCTCAGCAAGTAGGTGAAGTTCTGATTGTGGGCACCGCTAACCCCTGTAATCTGGAAATACACCGTCTTGAAACCTGCAAAGGTGAAGTTACCGACGTTATCATCGCTGTTGGCAGAAGCGTTTCCGCTGGTGTCGTGCCATATACCCATGCACAGATCACCTACCGCAATGGCTCCAATCTCGCCGTCGTCGAGCTTCAGTGTTCCCGAACCTGTCTCAGCGTTAGCGTCTGGAGTGATAGTCTCTATGATGCCGCCTCCGAAGGTGTCCCAACGGATGCCTGTGTATATGGTCACTCTGTTGTATCTCAGCTCCGGCACCTCCAGCCATTCCCACAGCTTCAAGGAGCGCAGTTCCGCACGTCCCTGTCCGTCAATCTGACCACCGACACCGACAAGACCAGGAGTGAACGTCTGTCCGAACTGGGCACCTGCCTCATGGGTCGATTTCTGCCTGTGGGTAATAGGGCCTAATGCCGTGTCTGCCCTGTCCCTGTGAAGGAACTGCTTGTCGCTCCTTGCAGCGGAGTAGGCATTGAAGTCGCTCGCAGGGGTCTGGCTTGTAGTGGTGATGAGGTAGATGCCGCTGCCGTTCCCGTTGCCATTGCCGTTGTAGGTCTGGCCATTGACCGTGAGAGAGTCAATCTTCTCCTCCATAGCCTTGGAACGTGAGTACGCTCCAGCCTCACCGACCATATATTCGGGAGTGTCATACGGAAAGTCGAGCTTCAGCTCATAGCCTATTATCCTCGAATCACGACTGCCGCTGAAGAAGGTGGGGTTGACAATCGTCACGGGCTGTCCGAGAGAGTAGTAGGTGAGGTTGTCGTCCTCCATCTTCTCGGCATACCAGTCCGACATCAGCTTGCAGTTGTACGTGTTCGGATCTTTCTTTATCTCCTGCAGCTTGGCAGCGATAGCCTGGTACAATTCTTCCTCAGCAGACTCGATGAGACCTGTGTTGCCAATCTGTGTGCTGTCCCATCCGACCAGCACAAACTCATCGTCAACGGCTGGGTGCAGGTTGGTGTCCGGCAAGAGACGTCCGTAGTCCTCGTTGGCTACGACCTCATAGTAGCCGTGCTCATCATCATAGTGGCACTCGAAGTCCATGCCGTTCATGGAACCGCTCTGGAATATCATGTGAAGCGTCTCACCCTCCAAAATGTAGTCGCTGGAGAAGTGGAAGCCGCTCTTGTCGTAAAGCCTGTAGAACGTCTGTGTGACCGTCTCATGGGTCTCTTCGTCCTCGTAGGAGTTCTCGTAGGTCTCGACACGACCTACCACGCAGTTGGTGCGAGGGTAGATGTCGTCGTCCACCACGACAAGCTCGATGGCCTCCGTCTCATTGGCAAGGTTGCCGTCCTGCAGATAGCCGTAGGGGCAAGCGTGCTGTCCTGTGGCAGGGAGCATAAGCCTCTTCTGCACCACTCCGTTCTGGGTGACGTCAGCACCTTGGTTCGCACGGTAGTTCTTCGGGAGGTTCCTGTCAGATCCGAAGCCGATGATACGGGTGGCATAGTCTGCCTTGGACTCCGAGCCGGACATTTCCTCCATGTTCACGTCTATCTCAAACTCCACAGCCGTAGCGTTCAGCTCACAGCGTCCGAAGTGGATAACGTTGGCCTCCACCCACCACTCGCAGTCATACATCTGTGCGAGGTCGCTCAGAGCCGTGATGAAGTCGGTGTTGTTGTACTCCTTGAACTTGGCGGCATTCACCTTGTCTGCAGGGAAGTTCGTCAAGGACCAGGTGAACGACTGAGAGCCGTTGTACCTGTAGTTCGTGTCCTTGCCTCCGAGGGCATTGATGCCGTTCACAATGACGTTCAAGTGGGTGCCGATGGCGGCTGTCAGCTTGAACGACGTCTCGCTGGCATTGGCGGTAGGCATGTACCTTACCGTCTTGTTCTTCCACTTGACGTAGTACGCATCCAGCTGGAGGGTGTAGTCATAGCCTGCCGTCTCTCTGTTGTACTTTGGTGAATACGGCTCAGTCAGCTCGAAGCGTCCGTAGGGAGCAATCTCAACGTAGTCGCCAAGATGCAGATAGACAGGGTTCTCCAAGGTGAAGGGCAACTTCACATAGTGGTCGCCCATCAGCTCCCTGTGAACCAATGAACCCTCCGGCACGTCGGCAAGCGTCAGTACCGTGGTGTTGTCTAATCGCTTTATCTGTATCATGTCGTTACTTCTGCTACTCTGTTAGTGGGGTCTGGCTCAGCGACCTTCAGCGAGAACCTGCCGAGGCGCTGGTCATACTGGCTGAACTGCGTACAGGAGAGGTACACGAGGTGATACACCACCTCTGGGATGGTCTGTGCCACACCGCCTACTATCTTCGTCCTCTGAGGCTGGTACTTCGTCTTCAAGGTGAAGGCACCGGGCTTCAGCACCTCCTCGCAGAAGAGGTTGTACTTGTCAAAGAACTCCTCCTTCGTCTTGGCCATGATGTGGAACGGAAGAGTCACCTCCCTTGCATCGACCTTCGGTGCCTTGGTGATAATCTTCTTGCCGTGAGCGACACGGCTCTTGCTCTCAATGAACTCCTTCATGGGTGCTGGGGTCATGAGGGCCGACAAAGCACCGTCCTCAAGATTCACACCCCAGCGAGTGAAGGCATCGTAGTTGTTTATCGTTACGTCACCTGTCATAGCTTACATATTTTTAGTGTTATCGACCAGATCATCCAGCTTCTCCGTGAACTCCAGGTACATCTTCTTGCTGTACTTCGCCACGTCTTCAAGGTAGGAGTTGGCCGTTATCATCATATTCCTTATCTCTGAGAGGTAGCTGTTGCTCGACACATGGACTTGGCTCATCACTATCATCTGTCCGTAGATTTGAACAGCCTGTGCGGCAATCGTCTCACCTGCTATCTGGAGGGCTGTGAAGCGTCCGTTCAGCTCTTCTGCCGTTTCCTGCCCCATAGCGGCAAAGCCTTTCTTAGAGGCTTCCTGCGAGTACTCCGAGCCATTGGAATTGATGATACCCAAATCCTGCAACATCTGCCTGTCGGCAAGCATGTCCTCGGCAATCTGCTTGTTGGTGTTTCTGATGGCATCAGCCTCCTCCTTGGTGATATTATCATCCATCGCTGCATCGGCAATCATCTTGTACAAGGCATCAATCCTGTCCTTGTACTTCGCTGTCAGCAGGGAGTTGAGGATGGCCTTCGACAGGACATTCTCCATGTTGTCGGCAAAGTCCTCCACGTCACTGCTCATATCAGTAAGGAGTGAGCCGAAGGAGTCTCTGAAGCCGTCCCATGAGTAGCCTGTCAGCTTCTCGTTCAAGGCGGACGTAATCTCTTCGAGCTTGCCTGCCCTGTCGATGTACTGATTGACCAAATCTATCGGGTTCCTGTGTCCGTCACCGTTCATGAGTGCTGCCCATTCGGATGGTGCGAAGTCACGGAGTATCTTCATCTGCTCCGGAGTGAGCGACCAGAAGTTATCCTTGTTCACGTTGACATTCTCGCCATGCTCCTTCAAGGTCTGAGAGAGGGTCTTCCATCCTTCCCATCCGTTGCCGGCCATGTAGTAGTTGAACGAGTGCTTACCACCGAGACCAAGGAAGCCGTAACCGCTGTTGGCATACTCTGAGGCACGGGCATTGATGGCTTCTCGCTGGTTGGATTCCCATTCCTGCTCTGCCTGGAATGCCTGCTTGTAAGCCTCAACGGACTCCCTGTTTGTAGTGTTACTGCTTGCGATACGCTCAGCGAGGGAGTCAATGGCAGAAGAAAGGCCTTCGTTGGCCTTAGCCAGTTCCTCAATGCGCTTCTCCATTTCCTCCTCATTGCCACCACCTGCGAAGATGGATATGAACGAGCGACCGAAGCCTGCTATGCCGTCAAGGACTCCGTTCACTGCTCCTATGATGTCGCCACTGGCCAACGACTGGATGGCAGACTGGAAACCAGCCACACCGTCTGCGAAGCCATGTACTGCCTCACCGAAGTCGGTGTTCTCGAGACCAACCTTATCCACGAAGTCCGCAAGGCTCTGAGCGTTCTGATTGACGATGCTTATGATACCCATAACACCGCCACCGCCTGCCTCCTGCGCTTTCTTGAAGATGTCACCGATGGAACCGCCATTCAGCAGGTTCTTAGCGTCCTCAGACTTCTTCTTGCCGTTCTTGGCATCCTCTTCAGCTTTCGTGAGGTCTATGGTGGCAGTCTCAAGAAGACCGAAGGCCTCAGTGAGCTGCTGACCTGCAGCGGTTGTGGCATCGACACCAAGCTCGTTATACAACTGAAGCTTACCCTCGACACTGATCTTGCTGAGGTCTATGTCCTGTCCGTAGAGGGAAACAATCTCGTCATGTATCTTCTGCTGAGCCTCGACTACCTTCTGCTCTGCTGCCTCCTGCTCCTTGACAAGGCGGTTGTACTCCTCCTGTGCGGCTTTGGCTGCACGGGTAAGTCTCTCGCGCTCCTTCAAGGCAGGGATGAGGGAACCCCAGAAGCTCGTCTTGTCGGAAATCTTGTCTTCAATCTCCAACAGTCTCTCAGAGATAACCTTTGCGTTCTCCGCTGTGATGTCACCTGCGTCGAGTGCTGCCTTCAACTTATCATGGAGTGCCTGCAGGGAACTTGTGCTCAGCCTGTCGAGGTCATTGAAGACAGCTTCCCAGTCTATCTCTTCCTGTAGCTGCTGGAAGTCAAGAGCCTCAAGCATATCGTCACGCTCCTTCTCCAGGGCTGCACGTCTGATGGCATTGGACTCGTCGGCTATCTTGCGCTCATATTGCTCATTGACGGCTCTCTTCTGGTCCTGCAGGCTACCATACTGCTTCATGTAGTCAGTCATAGCCTCAGCGTTCTCACGGGCGATGTCACCAAACTGGCGCTGCTTAGTAAGGTCGATGAGCCTCTGATACTGGGCTGTGATGGCAGATGTATCTACCGTACTCTCGTCGAACTTCTGCTCCTTGTACTTGGGGTTCTGGAGCTTCTTGATCTTCTCCTGTTGCTCGAAGATACGCTTCTCCTCCTCGATGTACTTGCGGACTGCATCCTCAGACTGCTTCTCGATGGCACGAATCTCCTCAGCGTTCTGCTGTTCACGGTACATGCGTACTCTCTTGGCTGCATCCTGCTCAGCAGCAATGGTGGCATCGGCAATACGAGCCTCCATGTCCTGCTTGGAGCGCAGACGCTCGAAAGCCAAATCGTCCTGCATGTCCTCAAGCTTCTCCTGCTCATCGGCAATCTTCTCGGCTGTGTTGGTCTTATTCTTATTGCCGGACTTCCTGTTGCCTTTCCTTGACTTGGCTTCAAGGCGCTTCTTCAAGCCTTCAAGCTCCTTGTATTCGGGACTATCGAAGACAGCCTTGGAGAGGGCATCGTTGACGTCTTTCAACAAATCATCGACCTTCTTCTGGGTATTGGCACCATTGACACGGCTGTTCAACTCCTGCTGAGCAAGCAGAGCTGGGTCTGTGATGGGAATGTCCGGCATCCACTGAATGCCCGACTTGCCTCCGATGGTTCCCCATACTGGCTTCTTGCCACCCCAAAGACTGAATGTGCTGGACTGACCGAAGCCGAACTTGTTAGGATTGAAGCCGAGACTGAAGGAACTCTGACCGCCACCCATCTGACCAATCTGGAACATATTGCCGAGCAGTTGGTTCGTCTGACCGATGGCAATGCCGATAGAGGTGGTGTCAACGAGAGGCTTGGCTGTCAAGCCGTTCAAGAGGTCTATGCCTGTCTTGGTGTTGCTGGCTGCATCACCTGCATCGTCAATGGACGTCTTATCTACTGACGGACTGGCAGAGGAATCTCCGAGGTCTGTCACCTTGTCACTTGCATCGGCAGCGGCTTTCGCCAAATCCTCGATGCTCATGGTGGAGTAGTCAACAGCCTCTGTCTCGTTCTCAACAGACTTCTTGCCCTGATCCCATGACTCAATCAGCTTCTTGCGACCTTCCGTGACAGCATGGGTTGCGTCCACATAGTCGCGCATAATCTGAATGGCATCGACATCGACAGGGGAATCGAACGTGTAGGCCTTACCATCGGCACCAGTATGAATGAACTCCTTGGAGAGCTGCAAGCCCATGTCTTGATAGGCTTTCTTGATACGCTCGTTGACCTCCTGTATCTTTGCCTCCAGCTCATCACCTTCGAGTGTGGCAAGAGCATCGCCCTCGGACTGAATGATACCACCGATGATGGCTGTAAGCTCCTTGGCCATTTCCTGGTACTCCTCGGCATCCCAATCGTCGAAGGTGCCGGATGCGTCCCACTCTGCATTCTCGAAAGCGTTCTGCAGGGCATTACGCATATTGGTGGTGGCTTCCTCCAGAGCTTCCTCATAGGTGGCTAAGAGGTTGGCTTTCTGACGTTCCTCACCCTCCTTCTTGATGGCTTCGGTAACGAGGTCGTGCATGGTGCGCAACTGCTCCAGCTTGTCAATCTCATCGTCTATCTTAAAGCCATACTCCTCATATATCTTTACCAGCTCGTCAACGGCATCCTTGTGTACCTTGCTGTTCGTGTTGGTGTTCTCAATGACTGCGAACAGGGTTTCGAGGTTGCGTACCTGCTTGACTGCCGACTCTCCGAAGCGCTCCACTTCTGCAGAAGCTTCACTTGCCTCCGACGTGAAGATAGGCAGGAGCGAGATAATCGTCGTCAAACCAGCGAGTATCACACCGAATGGGTTGGAAAGCATGGCAGCTTTCAGCGAGTGGAGTGCAGCGGTTGCAGATTTCGTCATTGCCACCCATAAGCCTGTGGCTGTGGTCTGTGCCTTGGTCTGAGTGACGCTGACGGCTTTCTGGAAGTTCGTAAGCTTCTCCTGTGTGGCGACCTTACGGCTCGATGCAGTCTCAAGGTTCTTCTGTGCTGTCAGCTTGGCACTGGCGGCTTGCTCCTTGTTCGACTGAGCGGCAGAGAGGGCTTTCTCTGCGTTCTCTGCTTCCGTGGCCGCTGTATTGTAGTTCCTGCGAGCAGCTTCTATCTCCTGTGCATCGCCGGACTTGATGGCTGCATCCACCTCGTCATTGCACATGTCGAGATATTCCTTGGCGGTGTCTGCCTGCTGCTGGAGAACTTCTATCTCCTTGTCAGCGGCATCCTCCTTCTTCGTGGCGGCTTCGATGGCAGACTGAGCACCTTCCATGATTTTGTCGTACTCGTCGATCTCGGCAAGCATCTTGCGCTCAAGGGCTGCTATCTGCTCGTCGATGGCAGACACGTTACCTTCACGGGAGGCTGTGTTCTGCAGGATGGCAGCGGTATTGGCTTCCTCTGCGGCTGTCTCTTGACCGATAGCCATGATGTCGGAGTTGTCAGAGTACTTGCCGTAGATGTCGGAAAGCTCGCTCTGTCTCGTCTGCTCTATGCCGTTGGCCTGCTTTGCCATCGTGTTCTCAATGGCACGTGTGACCTTCAATGCAGCCTGGTACTCTCCGTAGGATGCGATGAGACCGAGAATGACTGAACCGACTTCCTTGTAGTGCTCAACGAGCCAGCTTTCTGCCTTGATGGCACCTGTTATGAAGTCCTGGTACTGCTCGCCAATCTCATTGTACATGGCAGCGAGGTTGTCCTCCAACTGGCCCTGCTCGGCAGATATGTTGCTCATCTGGTTCAGCATGAGGTCGTGGAACATGCCACCCTCACCCGTAACCTTATTGAGCACCTTCTGCAACTGCTCGAAGGAAACAGCGGTATCATCCACCTCGTCACCCATTTCCTTCAGCACGTCCTTGACAACGACACCCTTGACAGCCCAAGAAGCCAAATCATTGGCTCCGACCTTGCCGAGACTCTTTGCCTTGTTGTACAGAGCGACAAGATCCATGAGGTCTGCCTTTGTACCTGTGGCGATGTTACTCAGCTGGTCAAGAGTGGGGATAACGTCCTCAACAGCGTTGCCGTAGGCTATCATCTGCTTGCTCGCGTTCGCCAAGTCTGAGAACTCGAACATATTGTAGTAGGCATAGTCCTTCAATTCCTGCGTGAACTGAGCGGCTTTCTGCTGACTGCCGAGGAACACCTCCATGGAACTCTCGATGTCCTGGAAGTATGCCCTCACCTCCGTTATCTTTCCGATGAAGCTCTTCACTTGGTCAACGGAGAATGCTACTCCGGCTGCAATGCCAATACGCTTGAACATATCCTCTATGCCCAAACCACTACTCTCGATGTCCTGTGCGGCTCGATGTACTCCTTCTCTCGCTCCGTCCAAGGAACTCAAGAGATTGCTGTTGTCGCCCGTTATCTCAAACTTTAGTGCCATGACTTATTTTCTGTTGCCTCGCGCGTGCGTGGGTCGTTACTTTCGTTTATTTCTATCTCCAGTCCATCGACAGGATTCTCTCCATATTGCCCTTGTCGTCAGCGTTTATCACGTCTGCATCGTCATTGAGCAACGAGGACTGCACATGAGCCTTCTCTTCGTCGGACAGGTAGATATTCTGTATTCTGTCTGCCAAAAGCAGCTGCAGGTTCACCAGAGAGATACCCCACACCACATAGTCGTAGGGCCAGCCGTATCGTTCGCAGGCTGTGTCAATGAGCGTTCCGTAGATGGTCTTGCCACCGAACTGGAAATCGTTCTGCGACTTCTGAGCGGACTTCTTGGCATCAGCGACGGCTCTCATTCGCTCGTTCTCCTTGGTGATTCCGAGGTGGTTCTTGTACTGCTCAACGTTGTCCTTGGTGATGATATGGACGAGCAACATGGCCAGCTCCTCATCCGAAGAGTTGTCGTTGATGAAAGCTGCCGTCTCGTTGACAAGCTGCTGGTCGAAGATGTCTCTCTTGCGCTTCAAGGTATGGTATGCGAACACCTTACATACTTCTTCTCTCTTGGTGGTCACTACACGGAGTGCTTCGAGGTGTGGGCTCGCCTGCAAGTTCTTGAAGTCAATCTGCAGGTTATCCATGTGCCTCTTCAACAGGTGAAGCTTGCCGAGTGTGACGGGATATAAGAAAAAATGCCGCTCACCTTTGCCTTCCGCTTCGATGGTGAAGGGATAGGGCTTCTCGATGAGGGCATCGTCTATGTTCATGTCAATGTACTTGTCTTCCATACCTTCTTCATTCTTTAGAGCGGAGAGTTGGATTCGCACCAACGACCTCTACCTTGGAAAGGAAGCGCTCTGAGCTTACTGAGCTATCTCCGCAACATGGGCAGTTCTCTCCTACCGAACTGCCAAGGGGTGTCTATCCACACGTCTGAAAGGAGGGATGGCTTAGGAAAGCACCGTCACGTCACCAGACTCTGTAGTTGCAGTGGACTGACCCTCTGCGAGCTGAGTCTCTGTGAAGGTGATGGTGTGGCCAGTGGCACCTTCGCCTGTCTTGGCTGCTACCACGACCGTACCCCACTTCACGGTGTTGCCCGATGTGGCAGCGATGGCGTCGTGCTGGATATTCCAGGCTGCACCTTCTGCGCACTTGAAGTTGTCGTCCACGGTCACGGCAGTCTTCTCGATGTAGAAACCGATATTGGTTCCGTCCTCCGGCATGAGCATGAAGGCATAGTTCTTGCTCACGACACCATTCTTGTGAGGAATGGGCACTGAGCGACCCTTCAGCTTACGGATGTTGTACACAACCGCATACTTAGAGGCCTGGTACATGATGTCTTCATTCTCGCCGCCCTCGATAGGTGCTTCCATCTTGTTGCCCTTGGTAGGCTGCAACTCAGTGGAATCCTGTACGGGAGTGTTCAGCTCCACCCAGGGTGCATTGTTGGTATCGAGGTCCTTTACGAAAATTCGGGGCTTGCCCCAAGAAAGCTTAGACATAATTCTTACTCGTTTATTTGTTTGTAATTTAACCTGTTATTGATAACGTGTACCTTGGCATCATCGACCGCGAGCACACGCTGGCTTTCGAGAGTGAAGCGGTAGTCCTCGCCACTTCCTACTTCTAATGCTTCAGAGGCTATGGAGCAGAGCGTTCTCAGACGGATGGTGGCCTCCTGGTTCTGGCCGTCTGCCTTGATGTCGTCATTGACGTAGATGTTCACGTTCACCACGGCTTCCTGTATCTGACCATTGAGGTTCGCAATGACCGAAATCACCACATCTTCCTTGTCAGAGCCTTTAGGCCTCACACCCTGCTTGCAGATCTTGCCCGTTACGGCTGATGCAATGGGGCTGTTCTTGATGAACTGAAACAAATCGTCCTTTATCAGTATGTCCGACTTCATAGTGCAACTTCCAATTTCTGAATTTCGTTTTCTGCTTCTTTGATAGCTTTCTGAAGGTACCTGTTCACTTGCTGCTTCGCCCAAATCTCTGTCGATGCGAGAACGTCTTTCGACTCTATGGCCTCGACAAATTCTGCGTAGTCCATCGCTGCTATCACCACCAATGCGTATGTATCGGAGTATAGGCTTGCGAGGTCTGTCACCATCTTCTTACCCTTGCTTGAGCCTTCCTGACCACCGAGGACTGAATCAAAGGCAGACTCAATCTGTTTCTGTCCGTAGGAATAGATGGCAAAGCCTATTGAACTTCTGAGGTTACCTGTCTGGTCGTACCAACTCTCAGAACCCGTCCTGTCACGTACTCGTGTAACACATGACGTACCGAGATAGCTGAGGTTGTACTGAATCCTCTGGAAGAGAATCTTCGCTGCCTTGGCGAACAGCTCGTCAATGGCATTCATGGAGGTCACCAGACGAATGTCGCTCATACCCACATCTTGCATTGATGCTGGTAGGCATGGAAGCCTTTCACGGAGAACTCCTTCTTCTCCTGCAGGGTACCGTTACCGAAGAAGCTGATGCGCACCTTCTCACCGACTGAAAACTCCCTCGTCTTCTTCGGCAGGTAGATGGTGTAAGCGTATTGCAGCTGCATACCATCTGGGAGTGTGATGGTGTTTGCCTCACCGGCAGGAACCACGTCACACTTACATAGTTCCACCCACTCTTCCGTTCCAGCGTGGAAGTCACCGTTCTCATCCTCGTACTCTTGTCCTTTGGAGAGATAGGAGAGCTTGTGCGGCATCATCTTCAGTATCGGCATATCCTTAGCAGTTGATGTAAACCTTCGGCTCGACTTCGGGAACTAAGTCTTCACCAAGGGCTTCGTAAATGGAGTTGGCTCTGTTCAAGAGCTTCTTTTTAACCTCGTCTGTCAGAGTGCCGACCGACTTGTCGGACTCTGAGAAGTTCACAGCCTGGACCAGAGCGACGAGACAATCGGCAAAGCACCCCCTATACTCGCTGGACTTGGCGCTTTCGAGCGTGAACTCTTCCTCGCCTGTCAGCCCACGGGCTATGAGCTTGTTCTCCACCAGACCTTCCGGAATGGGGTAGATAATCTCGTCGATGAGTGCTTGCCTAATCGTCTTCATGTCTCGTCACAATTTAAGCGTTAGCGGCCTGCTCTACTGCGATGGTAGAACTCTTCTCGCCCACAGTCACAGTCACGCTACCTGTGCGCTTAGGAGCCGAAGCCTCGCTGTTGGCAGCAACCTTGACGGTCACTACACCATTGCTGATGGCCGGAGTAATCCAAGCGTCTGTCGTGGTAGCAGTAGCGGTGGCCATGTTGGTCTTGTCGTTAGAGTCAACCTTCACGGTCTTGCCAGTGCTGTCAGCAGTCTTGGCGAAGCTCAGACTATCGGGAGTCAGCTTAGGCAGGTAGATAACGTTCTTGAAGAACTTGGCCTCGTCCTTGTCGCTCAGAGCGTTGACAGCCTTGACTACAGCATCGTCAGTTGCGTTTGCCGGGAGGTTTGCACCGAGAGCGTTCAAGCCTGCGATAGCCTCAGACTTCACGAACTTCTTACCATTGATGGTAGTGTAGGTGTCGCCAGAGTCCTCAGTCTCAGCGTCGGTGTCAACCACGAAAGCATTCGTCTTGTCGATGGTGTAAATCTGGTCAACATTCTCGATAACAGGGATAACCAGGGCCTCACCAGTGGTGTGCTCAATCAGAGGCTTCGTTGTCGAGAACTCCGAAATGAGCTTGTACTGGTCGAGAATCTGGTACTTCACACCTGCCACAGGGTTGGTTACCTCGGCAAGAGTACCCCAAACGAGAGAGCCGACCATAGTGCTCGACAGGAACACCAGCTTGTCAGCGTTGAACGGCTTGACAGGAGTGCGCTTGCCGTTCTTCTCGAAGTACACGGTGCGGTCGATCTTCAAGAACTGGATGCCACCGAACTCAGTTGCGAAGGCCTCATCGAATGCAGTAGCGTTCGGGATAGGCAGCTTCGTGCTGTCGGTGTAGGTGATGTCCTTGGCGTCGGCCACCAACTCACGAGCCCAGCGCTCCTTCTTCATTTCACGGTAAGTCGAGAGGGCGATGGCGATGGTAGTGATAGTCACACCATCCTCGTTAGCCTTGGCAAGCACACGCTCGATGTCCTCGCGGCCGATGTGGTTGAGCACCTCGACACCGAAGTGGTTCTGCGGGAACTTGTCATAACCGAACTTCACGCGGAGAGCTGTTCCGGTGTTCTCCTCATCGGGAACTGCCATCACACCGTCTGCGAGAGCGGTAAGGAAGTTAGCCTCGTTCTTCTCGTCAATACCTACGGAGCAGTACACAACATCGTCAGCGAAACGCTGGATGATGCGCTGGCGCTGAGAGGCAGCAGCAGCTTGGTTGCCACCTGCCACGAGTGCCTGGTACTGAGCGTTCATGATGTTAAGGGTGTTGATGTCAGTCTCACCCTTCTTCTTCTCCATACCAATCTTTGGCAGTTTGCCGTTGCTGGTCGAAACGGAGTCACGCTTCTTCACGGGAAGAGGAGAATCCATAGCAACCATGTCAGCAGCTACATACACCGTATTGGCAGAAGTACCTTCCCACTTCTGATCTGCGCTGTACACAGGAGTCAGCATGGTCTTATGAAGGTACGTCATGGGCTGGCCGTTGTTCACCTTCGTATTGACATACAAAGACAGCTTTGGCCAGAGAGCCATGATAAACTGAATGAACAATGATTCTTGCATAGTCCTATTTCAATTTTATGGGTTCTGCAACTTAGTCGTGCATAAACACGAGGCCGGGAAGTGCAGACTTCAACGCAGCCTTGATGGAACTCACAGGATAGGGGCTTGCTACGTCGTTCACCTCACCTGCGTACATGATACCTACGAGAGGATAGTCAACAGGCTTGGTTGCAACTACAACACCCACATACTCATAGTTCGCAGGGAGAGAATCGTATGCCTCACCACCTGCGGCAACAGGCATGGGCTTATACAGGGTCTCGTCCTCTGTGCTACGAATTACGACATGACCAGCCTTGATGCACTTGAGGTCGGCAGGGAAGTCAGTCATGTCAAGGGTACGGCCACCGGTGATGCCGGCACCATACTTGCGGATCACGATTGAGTCGTTAGCGGCATCAATGTGAAATCCGTCGTTGTTCAGATTTGCTTGTGCACCCATTTTTTTAACTTTTAATTACTTGTTCTCTGTTTGCGGAGCACCGCCAGCCAAGGCAATGATGTCTGAGTCTGACAGCACGTCCACGTTCTGGTTCTCGGGACTCTTCTTGCGCTCACCGCTTGGCACCTCGCCGAGCTTCTTCAAGCCCTCGTTGGCACGCTCCTGGTTGAGGTCGTCCAAGTCCTTCTGCACTTCATCGAGATAGTCCTCGAAGGCATCCTCGTCCTTGAAGGACATGAGGCTGAACTGCTTCATCACCGACTTACCGAAGGTTCCTGTGTTCTCAACGAGCTTTTTCAGTTTCGTTCTCCTCGCGTCAGTTACACGGTCGCCCTGCAGGTTGTCAATCTGGCCCTTCAGTGCCTCGATAGTCTCATTCTGCTTCTTGAGAAGCTTCATGATTTCACTATCCTCAGAATTGCTTTTGGTGGAACGATGATTCTTCTTGCCCTTTCCGCGCTGGTGAACGTTGCGGTCTCCGTCACCATCGTCCTGATCATCGTCGTCAGGCTCATCATCGTCAGCATCATCATCGTCACCGTTCTGGTCACGCATACGCTGGAGTGATGATTGGATTGAGCGCTGAGCCACGGACTGGCTCACTTCTAAGAATGGGAGTGCCGCATCAATTGCTTCCTCGATAGCAGCGTCAACCTCCTCATCCGAGGCATCTTCTTCGAGTTGCAGGTTCTTGTCAATCTTCAGCGCAAGACCCTCCAGCTCCTTACGATTGAGACCGATCGCCTTAGTCTTCGTTCTCAATAAGGTGAAAACCTTTCTCTGTCTCTTGTTCATGTGAACTGAATTAAAATGATTAAACTTCGTGCGTTGCGATGAACGCATAACCATCCAGAGAAGGTTTTCAAACGTACATCTACATACGCTTTCTTGGCACAAAATTACAATAATCTTTTCATAAAGTGCTTGAAACTAACGCATATTTCACGCACGAAACCTTGTTTTTATAACTACCAATGCTCCATTTGCGGAACTTTTGCTAACTTTGCGGCATGAAAACAAGGAATATCATCATACTCACGCTATCCATCCTTGTGTTGATGGGGTGTGGCAAAGACACCAAGCAGACCAAGCTATTCAAGGAGAAGGTCTATATGGGGTTCTACTGCTCTTCGCTCATAGCAGACCATATCTCGATGTCATTGAGCGACTACGACAAAGGGCTTCGTTATTTCCGTGCCTCTGATGCACGAATGACAGGTAGCGAAGGTGACTACTGCAACGAATCAAAGGAGGTCGCCCAGAGAGTACTCGAAGCCTACAATGGATATAAGATGCCGGAAGCCATCAGCACCTATATGGAAGCTGCATACACCAAACTACCCAAGGACGATGATAAGCTGGAGAAACTATACCAGCAAGCCGTCAAACTCCAGAGGCTTGCCGTTGAGCCGAGAGGTACAGCTACCACATACCAGGTGCAGGTGTCTGACATTGAGGCAACCTTCCTACGGCTTCTCGATGAGAGCGACACAGATCTGCCGGACACGAAGATAGACAGGGAAGCCAAGCAGGAGGAAGCTCTGCGCTTCGTGAAGACGCTTAGTGGGGTATAAACAACGACAAAAGACAAAGAGAGAGGGCCTTAGAACTTGCTAAGACCCTCTTTCCTTATATAGATAATAATGTATTAGCACATTCTCAGAAGGAACTCGTCCAGATAGTCGGGTTCTATACCCATGTCGTACATCAGTTCCTCGACATCTTCAATATCCAGACCCTCGTTGGCCATCATATCCAGTCCGATGCTCGCTTGCTCGTCGATAATCACATCAGCCTCTCTTGCGGACACTCCGAGGCTCTTGCTGACCATTGCTGTCAAACCTTGCATACCGACCTCCTTTCTTACAGACAGGTAGCACATCTGATGGCCGACGTGTTCGTGCGGAAAGCGAAACGCTGGAGAGCGTCACCGACCTTATACATGGTGTACTTCACATAGACCTCACCTACTGGCAGGCCTGCATTGCTGTTGTAGAACGAACCAGGCTTGCGGAACGACTTCAAGTCATTGTCCTTCAAGAGCTGGCTGACCTCCGAAGCCTTCTCCCAACCGAGACCGTCCGGCTTGACGTACATGGTGGTCTTGATGCGCTCCTCTTCGTCGCTGACCTGCTCGAACTCCTCTTTCGTGATGCAGTAGAGGGAGAGCGCAGGATTCTCGCTTTCCAGCAGCTCCTTGATGTCGTTGAGGTTGAACACCTCGTCGAGGGCGAACCGACGTGCCGGAACCTCAACCTTCTCTTCCTTCTTCTCTTCTGCAGGGAGAATGTCCTCTACCTTGCCGACCTCTTCTGAGGTGATGGTCTCTGGTTCTGCAGGAGCTTCACCTGCCTTCTTGCGGTAGTAGGACACGATGGCTGCTGCGCTGCGCTTGCCAGCTACGGTTTCATACTCTTGCAACAGGGAGTCGTTCAGACCCATTGCGGTTGCAAACTCGTTGTTCTCAAAGTTGGCCTTGATGGCGGCTTTCAATTCTTCTTTTTTCATTGCTCTTACAATTTAGACGTTAATAAATGATGTTTCTTATATACATTGCAAAGGTAGCCAAATTATTTCATTTGACCAAACAAAAAACAATTTATTTTCTGTCTAAATCGCTGAAAAACAAAAGTTTAACTTTTGCTCACAAACCCTATCAAAAAAGGGAACGGGAGGCTCCACTTTCGTGGTACACCCCCCGCATGTTATAGAGTTTTATTTTGATGTTGCAAAGATAGCCAGAATTTTCCATTTGACCAAACAAAAGCCGAATTATTTTGCTTTATTCACTCAAATTTCCTGTCATAGACTATATTTCCATGCTCCACACAGACAATACGCTCGAACTTTAGGTACTGACCATCCTTCAACTTCTCCAGTCCCTTGTATCGTCTCAGAACCTTGTCAAGCACCTCCTCATCAAAGCCACCCTTCGGGAAATGAAGGA